TTCGTCCACGATAAGATGGCCAGAGTAGGCATGGCCCTTGTGCTCGAGCACCAGGATATCGCCCACAGAACCTTCGCCGGCACCGACCTTGAGATCCAGTTCGGGCAGTGCGCCGGGCTGGCGCGGCGTCCACATCTCGCGGGTATAAGCTTCGCCCTCAAACTCTGTCTCAGGCTTCCATTCCTCGTCAGGGTCGAAGGTGGAATACGCCTTCGGCGCATTGTCCTTGAAGACTTCAGTTCCGAGGATGTCGTCGCGATCCGGCGCTTCGCCCTTCCCGTTCATCAGCCAATCCAGGCTCACGCGCCACTCTTTCGCGATGGCGAGGAGGTTGTCTTTGCCGATGTCCTTGTCCAGTTCCCAATTGCCCACGGCGCCGCGGGACACGCCCAGCGCTTTGCCAAAGGCTTCTTGGGAGAGGCCGGCGCTCTTCCGGACAAACTTGATTCTGGCAGCAATGGTATCCATGGCGCAGAGATTGCCGAAATCTAAGCTTTCAATCATCGAAAGTTTCGCTTGCATCAAACGGAAAGCTGTGCTTTCAATGCAGTCATGGAAAACGCACTGAAGACAGCAATCGAGAAGGCCGGCGGCGCTACCAAGCTAGCCAAGGCGCTTGGGAACATCACGTCTCAGGCGATTTCTCAGTGGGAAGTGTGCCCGGTGGGGCGAGTGCTGGCGGTCGAGGCCGTCACTGGCGTCTCGCGCCATGACCTGCGGCCCGACATCTACGGCGAGGCGACAGCGCCTCCGCCCCTCATGGCCGTGGCCAGCTAACCAACACCGAATTCAACACCACAGCCTCCATGCGCATCACCGCGCCACGGCCTCTGTTTGCCATAAGGAATGTCCGAATTGTCAGTTATTCCGTCTGAACATTCAGCCAGCACGCTTCCGACACTGGCTTATCTACACGAGTGCCTTTCGCTCGACAGCGACACTGGCGTTCTAACTTGGCTCCATCGTCCGCGTGAGCACTTCGCCACCCTTCGCGGGTGCAGCACTTGGCTGACGCGCTATGCAGGGCGCAGGGCAGGGGCGATAGGCCCTGGCGGCTACCTCAAGGTTTGCGTGAACGATGTCCGGTATGCCGCGCACCGCGTGGTGTTCGCGATGCATCATGGCATTGAGATGGCCCATCTCCCCCAGACCCTGGACCATATCAATGGGGTCGTGACGGACAATCGGCCCGCCAATCTGCGACCGGCGACGAAGGCGCAGAACGCTCACAATTCCAGAGCGCCATCCACGAACAAGAGTGGGTTCAAAGGTGTGAGCTGGAATGCACGGTGGTCGCGGTGGATTGCGCAGATAACGATCTGTGGCGAGCACCATCACCTTGGGGCTTTCGATACCGCTGAGGAGGCAAGCGCAGCCTATCAGCAGGTGGCAGCGCAGCGCCACGGTGATTTCTACAAGCCCGACGCCAATGCCATTCTGGCAGGTGCAGCATGAAGCGCCGGAGTTTCTTTGGGCTTATGGGCGGCGCTGTTGCCGCTGGGCCGTCGATGGCAAAGGCCGTCGCAACTGACATATCGGTAATGGGGCTTGGTCCTGCCGCTGCGATCCCGAGAGAGGTGGCGCCGCTTACCTTTGACTTTGTCCCCACTCTGTTTTCGTCGCGGCCCAAGATCGATCCCAACACTTCCGAGCACCCCGTGCAGAAGGACTTGGCGGAGTTTCTAGCCAAGAGCGCAAGTGATCTGGCTCGGGAAAAGGCTGGGACATCGGTTTCGGCGCTTGATCCTGATCTTGCCGTCAATCGCTCCATGTCGCTGCAACACAAGATCAGCGCCCAGCGTGCCCGCAATTTTGAGCGCAACCGTGAACGGGAGGGGCGCAGGCTCCGCTCGAAACTGGCTGACGCAATCCGTGATTGGGTCGTGTCATGACGCCCCGCGCAGAACTTCGCGACATGCTTCACCGCATCGCAGCCGCCAACGTCCCTCACCTCAAGCGTGATGGAAAGATCGGCTATCTCGCCTCCATGATCTCTGCCCAATCGGGCAAGGACATCGGTGCCGGGACGGTTCGCGACCTTTGGTATGCGACCGATGACGATGCTCGCACCGTCGACAGCCGCCACATGGACTGGGCACGGGCCAAGGATCGCCAATACGGCGTGGCCAATGACAATGCAGCGCGCCGGGCAGGGGGCTGGAACCCATGTAGCGCCGAAGCCGTGAGCATCGCGGCATGAGCAAGCAGCGGATCATCGACCTCCAGAAACAGGTGAAGATTGCCCGCGAAGCGCTCGGCAAGATTGTCAACGGGCACGCCGGCGGAGCATCGCCCTTCGGCATCGCAGAGCAAGCACTTGATGACATGCGGCGGCTCGACCCAGCGCCATCATCTGCTGGCCTGTTGGGCTGGGAGAAGCGCGCATGACCGCCATCCCCACCGATATCCAGAAGGCTGCTGAGATTGCCGTCTTCGCATTCGAGGCCCGCATTCAGGGCGGAGAGTTCGAGGGCTTGGACCCGAACGGCACCGAGGCGCGTGATGCTCTGAAGGCAGAGATTGCTAAGGCCATCAATGCCGAGCGCGAGCGGACGGCAGGCCATTTCGCTGCGCTCAAGGATGGATGCGCTCTGTTCCTTGATGGACGCAATGAACACGGCTCCCACGTCATCGAGGCATACCCCAACTCGATGCCGCACGAAGCCTTCAATGCTGATGACGGCATTCCTGCGATGGCCGAGCAAATCATCACCGCTGCCGAAGCGGCAGGGTTTGCCGTCGGTCACTGTGTCTGGGCTTCGTTTCGCTGGAACGCTCCGCAGACTGGCGAATATGGCCGCGTCGAGTTCGATGGCTATTGGGAATTCTCACACATCAACGCCGACCTGACGCGCCTCCTTTGGGGCGATCAGGAAGCCGCGCCAGCCATCTCTCCCCAGCCATCCCCACCCAAAGGAGCATAACCGTGCATCCGGAACGCAAGCGCATCCCCATCTCATTGCCCGACGACTTCGGCATCCGTGAAGCCGCAGACCGCCGTGTGGCCTCATGGCTGGCAGTGACCCTCTTCGCCCTGTTCGTCGTCGCCCTTGTTCTTCTCGGGGTGAAGCCATGAGCAAGGCAAAGCCAGTAGAACAGCGGCGCAACAGCTATGAGCCGGAAGACCTCGAAAATCTCGTTGGTGAAGTCGAGGAGATGCGAGGCGAGGCCCAAGAAATCCTCGCTTCGGCGCGGGGTAAAGCCGGAAACATCAAGAAGCGCGAGCAGACCCTAATCAAGTCGCGGGAGAAGGAGCTCGGTATCCCGCAGAAGATTGTACGCGCCGCTCTGCGCCAGCGCGAGCTCGAGCGCCTTCTTCAAAAGAACGCGGAATCGGTCGGTGACGATCTGGTCGAGATGTACGTCGAAGCCAGCGGCCAAATGAGCATGTTCAAGCCGGTCGAAGGGCAGTCGGTATCGACGCCCGGCGAAGCTGCAGCAATCGCGGCGCGCGCAGCGATCCAGAAGGTCACCGACGAAGAGCAGGCAGCGGGCGCCGAAGCGCTGAACGAGCTTGCCGGGAACACGGTGAACTGATGCGGATGGGCTCAATCATCGGCGCCATGCTCGCCTCGTCGTTCGGTGTCGGCCTTGCTGCCGCTCCTGACTTCGTCGACCTTCCTTCATCCATCCTGTCGCCCACCGGCAGCAAGGCTGGTCGATCGCACTCGACCGGAACCCGCACCCGTCGTCGTTGGAAGCGCACCCGCGCCGCCGGCATCACCAAGAGGGCGCGGCGATGAGCGGCTGGAACCTCGACATGACCCGCGCCCCGAGAGGCCGCTACCGCATCGTAGCCCTCTCAAACGGCAAGGGCACGCGCAAGATATTCGAGCCGGTCCCCATCATTGCCGCAGGGCGCGGCGTCGTCACCGTGACCCGCTGGCTGGATGATCAAAAGCGCTTCGACATGTTCACCGCCGAAGTCCCGCCATTCGCATGGATGCCCTATGCCGGGCCTCGCGCCTATGTCGATGCCAAGGGCAAGACCCGGTACGCCGTTGATCTGCCGCCGCGCCCGAATGGTGACGAGCCATGGCTTGCGACCTTCATGCGGGAAGTCGGCAGCGCGCTTCCACCGGCACAGCGCCAACGCGCCTGTCTGGACTGGATCGCCGCGCGGAGGATCGCCGCATGACAACCATCGGCATGGACCCCGGCATGAGCGGGGCAATCGCAATCCTGTCCGATGTGGGCGAAATCATCAGCGTCACCGATATGCCGGTGTTCGCCGTGGTGAAGCGCATCGGCGGCAAGGACAAGACGAAGAACCACGTCAACGTGCACGACCTGGGGAATCTCCTTCGCGAGTTCATCGACGTCGGTGCGACCGCTGTCATCGAACAGGTCGGTCCAATGCCCAGAGATGGCGCCATGCAGGCGTTTCAGTTTGGCTTTGGGGCAGGGGCCTTGCACGGCGCTTGCGGCGCCCTTGGCTTCGGCATCGAGACAGTGACGCCCCAGAAGTGGAAGAAGCACTTCGGGCTCACAGCCGATAAGGGCGGCTCCCGCCAACTAGCCACGCGCCGCTTCCCGGCCCATGCGGACCTGTTCAAGCGGGTCAAGGATGATGGCCGCGCCGAAGCTGTTCTGGTCGCCCTCTACCACCACGAGACGAGGGCGCGATGAAACCCGTTCTTGCACTCAGCCTTGCCCCTTTGGGCGCTGGATGGGCCTTCGGTAGGCCTGGTGCTGAAAAGCCGCTGTCGGGCGTCCTGACGTTCGGCAGTCCGTCGAATATCGAGGATGAGGTCTGGCGCAACGCGCAGACCAAAATCTATCAGGCCATCGATGCCCACAAGCCGGAGATCATAGCCATCTCAGCAGTTGCCTTGATCGCCAGCGATGCTGAACGGTTGCGCGATTTGCAGGTGGTCGCCCGGACCGTGGTCAAGGGCATCCTCCCTGGCGTTGCCAAGCGCGTGAGTTTTGGCGAGGCGATCGGCACCTATACCGGGCAAGCCAGCCTCAACGCCGCCGAAGCCGTCCGGGCCGTGAAACAGGAAAGCCGACGGCGCCTGTGGGTGAGCATGGACGACCTTGTGACCGAGCGCTGCATGGCCCTCGCGGTGTGGACGCACATGGCGGCCCAGCAACTCCCCGAACTCGCATTCCATCAAACCAAGCGCAGGAGCGCCTAGCCATGGCCCGCGCCTACTACAACGAATTCGACCATGCCGCTGCGCATATCCTCCGCGCGCTCATCGATGACGGTGTTCTGGCGCCGGGCGATGTCGACACCCGCTCCATCAAGGAAGTGATGCCCGATGACCTCGACGGCTACACCCAATGCCATTTCTTCGCCGGCGGGGGCCTCTGGTCCGTCGCAGCTCGACTTGCTGGATGGCCTGACGACCGACCACTCTGGACCGGCTCCTGTCCGTGCCAGCCGTTCTCGGCGGCCGGCAAAGGGCTCGGAACCGATGATCCAAGGCATTTGTGGCCGGACTTTCATCGCCTCATCCGTGCCCGACGGCCCGCTGTCGTCATGGGAGAGCAGGTTGCGGGAGCGGCTGGGTACGGTTGGTTCGACGGAGTCCGCTTTGATCTGGAGAGCGAAGGATACGCCAGCCGGGCGGTTGATTTCCCGGCTTGCAGTGTCGACGCGCCACACCAACGGAACCGACTCTACTGGATCGCAGTGGAGCACGCCGCGAGCCAGCGACGGGGAAAAGGGCTCGCCCAACCAGAGTTTCGGGGCGGGTGGCCAACCCCTGCCGGCGCAAATGCATCAATCCACATGGCCTGCGGTGAAGGCGAGCGAGGGCGAGAGAGGGCCAGCGCCCAGCGAGGCCAACAGGAACAGCCCCAATCTGGGGTTCGTAATGGCGAGTGCCCAGCCTGCGGCGGAAGCGGACGCGTTGGCCCATTCTTCCCCGGGGGCATGTCAACCATCTGTGCAAACTGCACCAGCCCAGGCGTCACCCTGGGTGACGCCTTCGGCACGAGACTGGAAGGACAGCGCTGGCATGGCGACGGAGTCGGGAGACCGGAACAGGGTCGACCAGTTGCCGCGCCAGATGGCTCAGCCGCCACAAGCGATGTGGGCGACGACGTCAGTGGTGGATGCGCAGGGTCGGGGCTACCAAATGAGCGGCGGTCGCAAGTTCTTGTTGCTGCCGGGTCAGATGGACGAGCGACTGTCCGGTCCGATCGCCGCAACGGAACCTACTGGTCAGACGCCGAATGGCTCCTCTGCCACGACGGCAAAGCGCGGCGCGCCGAACCCAGTATTCGCCTTCTGGTTGATGGGCTTCCCGGCCGAGTGGATCTCTGGCGCGTTGGCGGCAATGCAATCGTACCGGAAGCCGCGGCGGAAGTGATCGCAGCCTATCTGGATACCGAGAGGGCCGCGGCATGATCAGCCCAATTCTCGCAGCCCACGACGCCACCACAGTGACGCTCGACTTCGGCGTGTTCATCGCCGAGCAGGCCAAGACATACCGCACGAGCCAGTGCGCGATCATCGCGGCCCTGCGCCCATGCATCACCCCATCGCAGCCGGAGGCTCCCTCCAAGCCTCATGCGCCGGCTGCCGATACGCCCGCTTCCCAAGCGGCGGGCGACACGACGGGCGCGGAGGTCTCCTCCTCCCTGGCTTCTGCGCCCGTCGAAAATTCCGTGGCGGGAAATCCCGTCACGCTCATTCCCGAGGCTCCTAAGCCGCTCCCCGACGATGAGGAAATGCGTCGGCCAGTGGAAGCAAAGACCTCGGAACAGGAGGCGTCTGCCGATGCCTCCGGCGGGATGCAGGACGAAAGTGCGATCCATCCCGCCGCCCCATCCCCTCGCATGACCAAGCGCGAACAGGTCCGCGCCTGCCATATAGAGCACCCAGACTGGACCTCGCACCAGATAGCCGAACACCTCGGCTTCGGCGTGCAGCACATTCAGGTCATGGCGAGCCATCTCAGCCTGAAGCTGCCACGAGCGCCACGTACCCCGCCAGAGAACATGCGCGACAAGGTTCTCGCTGTCGTCGCAGCCCATCCGGACTGGACCCTTCGGCAGATCGCGGCGGAAGCTGGCTGCTCGCTCGGCACGGCATCGAAATGGGCCAAGGAAGCGGCAGAGGAGCCACCAGAGGCCGGAGCGCCATCCGACGAGCCACAGACCCAGCCAGCCCCAGAACTGCCGCCACTGAGCAAGCCAAGCGAGCGGCTGCGCCCTCTGGTCGAGAACGATGTTTCAGACGTGCTGCATAGGCCACGCAAGGCACCATCAGGCCGGTTCTATCTGCGCGAGCATCTTGGTCGAGGACAGTTTCTCCACATGTCAGGGACCCGCCTGACGGGCGAGCGTCAGTATGCATGGATCGGCACGGAAAAGCAGTTGCTTGCCGCCCGTAAGGCATTTCCGGCGGCGGCGGACATGGTTGAGGAGGCAATTCGGCCATGACCGTCGGCGCTTCCACCTACGACCGTATCCAGAACGAGAAGTATTTCACCCCGGCATGGGTGATCGAAGCCCTGATCGCGGCGGAGAGCTTCGACAAGGTTTGGGACCCCGCCGGCGGCGACGGCGCGATTGTGTCGTCACTGCCATCGACCATGACGGTGTGGGCATCTGACATCGAGCCCGACAGTGATTTCGTCCAGCGTCTCGACTTCTTCGAGTGCGAGGACGCCAATGGCTACGACATCGTTTCGAACCCGCCCTACGGCGTTCAGTCACGCCTTGCTGTGCGGTTCATTGAGCATGCCCTTCGCCTCACAGAGTTCCACGGCGGCAAGGTGGCAATGCTCTTGAAGGTCGGCTTCGACAGCGCCGATGGCCGCCGTCACCTCTTCGATCAGCATCCGGCCTTTGCCGTCGAGTACCGCCTTACCCGGCGCATCCGGTGGACCAATGTTCCGCAAAAGGAAAATGGCCCCACCGAGAACCATTCATGGTTCGTCTGGGACTGGCGGAAACGCCGCGGGCCCGCCGAGAAGGCTTATTTGCCGCTCCGGTCGCAGCCAGTTCTCGACTTCGATCACGGCGTCGATGTCACCCATTTGGTCGGAAGGAAAGCGCCATGAACGAGGCAGCATTCGTCGCCCTGCGTAAAGAGAACGAGCGCCTGAGCGCTGAGAACTTTGAACTGCGCCGTCAGCTTCGCTATGACCCGGAGCCGGCGTTTATCGATGCGGTTCGTAAGGCATTTCAGGTCATGCCTTCAACGGCTCGCGTTCTCTGGGTCTTGTGGGACTGCAAAGGCAAAACCCATGATCAGATGTTCCATGCGATCTACGGTGATCGCCTCGATCAGCCCGAGATCAAAATAATCCAAGTCCAGGTGTGCAAGCTCCGCGTGGCCCTTCGCGGGATCGGTGCCGATATCAACACCTTATGGGGCAAAGGGTACGAGCTGCCTCGGGAATCGAGAGCCCAGATCGCCGCCCATGTTGGCATCGAGCTTCAGCCATGAAGCCCCTTCGCAAGCGCATCATCGCGGCCTTGGACGAGATCGAAACGGTGTCGAAGCGCACCGAACGCGACTTCCAGCGCTACGAGAGCATGGACACCAGCGGCGACATGCGCCGGGCCCACAACCTGCACATGGATGGCCTGCGGGATGCATGGCGCATCCTGAACGATTTCGGCGCCGCCCCCGATGATTTCGAGGCCCTTCTTCAATTGCAGAAAGCCAAGCCGAATGAGTTCGCAGCCTTCATGCTGTGGGTGAAGGAAGAGATCGAGCGCCCGGCGCCGGCAGAGCAGGCGGAAGCGGCATGACCAGGTTCGTCCAAGTTTGTTTTGCCTGCAACGATGGCCACGGCGACTTCGCGGGCAAGGTCGAGAGCATCAGCATCGATATCGGCTCTTGGCAGATGGACATCGAGCGCACTCATGTCGGTGAGATCAAGTTCGCCCAAGGCGACGATCACACTATCCGCATTCATCGCCAGACCTTCCGCTATCGGTCGATGGCCTACTGGGTCGGGAACTGGTGCTGGAATGGCTACGTGCTGCCGTACCACGAATATCGGCGCCTGATCCGCCTGCTCAAGGCTAACGGCTGGCAGTGCACCAGCGGATTGGCCCGATGGTCTGACGCCTATGACGCTCTAAAAGTTCGGGAAATCGCATGATCGACCGCTTCCCCGATACCCTCCTAGACGAGATACGCGCAGCCGTGCCGATCACCGATGTGGTTGGCCAGCATGTCGTTTGGGATAACGGCAAGTCCAACCCGGGTCGCAATGATCTTTGGGCATGCTGCCCGTTCCACAATGAGAACAGCCCCAGCTTCCATGCCGATGGGCAAGAGGGTCGCTACCATTGCTTCGGGTGTGGCGCTTCTGGCGACCACTTCCAATTCCTCATGGCCCTGAAGGGCGTCGACTTCCCAACGGCTGTTGGCGAAGTTGCTGGCACCGGCGGCATTGCGCTGCCAGAGAACAGCGCCAGCGACGGGAGGCCAGCCCGACCACCGGAACAGCCACGGCAAAGCAAAACGCCGCCACAGCCTCTCGCTGCCGAAGGCAAGCGCGAGATGGTCGCGACCTACGACTATCCAGATCGCGACGGGAACCTGCTCTATCAGGTTTGCCGGTTCCAGATCAGGATGCCAGACCGATCGTTCGCCTTGACGAAGGACGGCGCCGGCACATGGAAGACGTTCTTGCAGCGGCGACCATCCGGCCTTGGTGATGGGTCATGGGTATGGGGTCTGTCGGCAGGCGACTTCATGCGTCCCGGCCCGGGCAAGGACTGGTCGGCCTATGACCATGACAAGTTTCAGGGCTGGCCCAATGGCGAGACACGCCGATTCCCCCAAGGCGTTGAGCACACCATATTCAACCACCCACAGGTGGAGATCGCCATTGCCGATGGCCGGACTATCATCTTGGCCGAGGGCGAGAAAGATGCCCAAACCGCAGACAGGCTGGGCTTTTGCGGCACCACCAATTCAAGCGGGTCGAAGCACTGGACCGATGCCCATGCCGCCTGCTTCCGTGACGCTGATGTTGTGATCTGCCTCGACAATGATGCTGCCGGCGACCGCGCGGACAAACTTGCCCAATCCATGAAGGGGATCGCGCGCCGCATCCGTGTGCTGAACTTCGCCGATCATGTTCCGGGCTTCGACCACAAGGGCGACATCACGGACTGGGTGGAGAAGTTCGGCGGCAACGGCGAGCAGTTGCAGGCCATCCTTGACGAGTTGCCGACCTATCGACAGAAGCCTCCCCGCTCCACATTCGGAGCCCAGACCAGCGGGGCCATTGCGAAGAAGCCAGTGGTCTATGACTGGCTGGTGAAGCACCTGATCGAGCGCAACGGCATCATGATTCTTGCCGGCGAGAGCATGGCGGGCAAGACGTTCCTCGTGATGGACATGGGCATGAAGATCGCCCGGGGCCTCGACTATGCCGGCCATAAGGTCAGGCAGGGCGCTGTGATCCACATGGCTGTCGAAGACGGCAAGGGCACCGAACTGCGCTTCAAGGGCTGTCTGAAGGCGCAGGGCATCAGCCCAGACGCCGATATCCCATATGTCGTGATGGACCCGTTCGCGAATGGCGGGACGGGCTTCACGCTCATGGACGACGCCGTGGTCGACCGGTTCATAGCCGAGTGCCTTGAGTGGAAGGCTTACTATGGCAGCCTTGAGTTCATCATCATCGACACGCTCTCCATGGCCACAGAGGGCATGGACGAGAATAGCAGCGGCGAGGCGAGCAAGGTGCTGGGCCGCATCAACCGCATCAGGGAGCGCACAGGCGCGACCGTGGCTGTAGTCCACCACATGAATGCAGGCGGCACCAAGGTGCGCGGTTCCACGGCTCTGGTGGCCAACGTGCCGAACGTGATCGAGCTCCGCCAGCAGATGATCCCGGCGCCGAACAAGCGCGAAGATCCCAAGCCAGCCCTTGATGGGAATGGCCAGCCCATTCGTCGGGCCCGTCTCGCCAAGAACAAGAACGGCGTCGGCAACAAGTCGTGGGCCTTCGTGTTGGAGCCGGTGACGTTGAACGAACTGGACGAGGACGGCGAGCCATTCACCACCATGATCTGCGCGCGGCCGGCGAAGCATAGCCAGCACGAGCAGCAGGAGGACGTCACCAGGCTGCAGGGCGGCAATAAGCTCGTATTCGACGCGCTGGTGGCTGCGCAGGCCGATCATGGGCAGGACATTCCCCAAGGTGTCGAAGCGGGCTCAGTGAGTAAATGCGTGGCCCAGAGCGCCCTTGTAGCGCAGGTCCGCAAGCGCATGAGCTTCAAGGCACCAGAGGACGAACAGGAGGCTCGGCAGAAGGAATTGGCCGACTTCCTGAGCCGCACCACCATGGCGCTGATCAATGCCGGCTACATGGGTCGGGACAACGACAAACGCATCGTTTGGTGGACCGGCAAGAGCGATCGACCACGACCACCACGTCATCAGGAGCAGGAGCGACCACAGGAGCAGCCCGGAGCGGGCATTCCAGAGGACGTGAAGCGCGAGCTGGCATCATCATCGGAGCCTCCGTTCTGATGGCCCACGACACCAACCTCTTCGGAGAAGAACTACCCCGGCTCGGGGCGCCGCTATTTGCCGAGCGATGGAGCAACAAGCGGGCCTTCTGGATCGGCGTGCACACCGGCCGCGGGCTCACGGCGCAGCGGATATGCGATCGCCTGGCCGATGGTGTCCAGCCCAACATGATCACCGCCATGTGGTCGCATTGGGAATACTCGGTAACCACCACAGAACACACCTATGCCGCGGTCCCGGTGCCGCTCAGCGGCATCCACCGGACCATGATCGATGCCGAGGCGGAAAGGCGGGGCATGGATATCCAAGACCTGTGCCAAGCCATTCTCGAAACCACAGCGCGCGACGACATTTTTAAGGCTATTCTCGGATGAAACGCACCCCATTCAAATCACAGTTCAAGATCACGCCCAAGACCGACGAGGTGACGGTCGAAGCGGACAATCCGTATTTCACCACCGATCACCCCGTCAGCTCGAGCAATCCCAGAAAGATCAAGGTCACGAAGAACCTGCGGGAATCGGCAATCGAGACGCTATTCGCCAGGGGTAAGCTGGACGAGGCTCAGAAGAAAGCCGCAGACCGCTTCAGGGCGACGTGGGAAGCCTGTGGAGGGGCGGGGGCAGGGGCAATGGACTACAGCCGCACCCATGTCGATGGAGGCGGTGCACGAGACCCTATCAGCGAGCGCGTCGTGGTGGCCGCAAGCGATCTCAGGGCGTGCCGAATGCTCCTCGGTGCGCGCAACTATGCCTTGGTCTGCAAGGTGTGCGGGCAGGGATTGTCATTTGGTGATATAAGCACGGATCAGCGGGCGAAGCTGACCATGGCCGACAATCTCAGGGACAGCTTGAACGACCTGGCGCAACTCTATGGGATTGCAACGCAAAGGGCACACGGTCTGTAATGTGCGGTTCGACACTCGCTAAGTGAGTAGGCTATACCTTCGTCAACATCCCGAACTGCGTAAAAAGAAAGGCCCGCGCGAAGCGGGCCATGTCATTTCTAGGCAATCGGGTTATGGAGGACGCATAAGGCTCTTTCATCCAATCAGGCGGCTGTCGGCTTCCACCTTCGCGGCTTCAAAGGCTTGGGGGGATGCAAGCCACGACGCCAGCAGGACGGGAACCCATTGCGGGATATCATCGCCTTCCAGCCATGAACCGACGACACGCTTGTAAGCGGAGCCGGTCAGTCGGCAGAATTCATTGGGTGACAGGCCGAGCCGGTTGAACGCCGCAGAAATCTCCGCTGCGGTCATTCGTCGGTATTCCGGCTTCTTGCCTGGATCGGTCATCGTCTTTTCCCATCATGGTTCCGCTGCTCAACACAGCGGTCGTGGTGGGCCTGTAGCGCGTTCGATCATCATGTCATAGTCCTCGGTTGAAAATGCAGCAGCCGAAAGCGGCGCGCTCAACGAGGCGACATGGTGGGTGATGTGTGAGGGGGATTTGCCCGGAGGCGGATGGCGAAGAAGCCATGGGGTCGATTTCCTTTGCGGTCGGCTACAATTGCCTGATGCGCAAACAATATCAGTTCGCGGTTCGCGTCAATACGGAAAATGCAATCGGGACCAAATTGGTTACCGGTGCGCAACGGCGCGACCTTCAAGCGGGCAACAAATCTGGCGATAGGCGGGGCATCAGAGATGGCGTGGAAATGCTGTCTGTAGCCGCTACAGACCGTGAGCGACCAAAAAGCCAGTCCAATATTCTATGACGCGTCTATATAGGCCTTCAGGCGCGTAGCCTTCGGCGCCGTCGTGAACGAATAAGACGTCGGTTTCTTCAAACGCGAAATCACCGGTTTCAAGGTTTTCGTAGACATTCACCCCTCTCGAAACTGTGGCCTTGACCCCGGGGTCGTTGTGCATGGTGCGCTCGAAGTGCTTAGAGCCATTCGCGAGCTGATCGCATATCGCCAATTCGCGGCACTCGGCTCGCACGTGCGCCTGAAAATCCTTAAGTTTACTCCCGGGTCCGCACAAGGCTGATCGCTGATCCTCGCTAAATGAGGTCCAGCACCAGTCAGTAAGGTGCCACGCGGTGACCGCCGCGTTAAAGCAGCCATATGCGAAAGCGGCATCTGAGCCACGGTCAAGGGAGTTGAGCTCCCATTCGAGTTTGTCGAGCAGATCCCGAGGGCCTTTTAGTCCGAAGCGTTTGTCGCCCCCAATAGGGCCCAAGTATTCCAATTCGTATTCTGGTTCGGATGCCAATGCCCGTCCTCCCAAACCCTCGTCACGAAGCATTCGCCCAAGCGCTAGCAAAGGGCAAGAGCGCGACCGAGGCGTATGCACATGCCGGGTATAAGCCGAACCAGCCGAGCGCATCGCGCTTGTTATCAAATGTTATGGTCGCTGCTCGGGTAGAAGAACTGCAGGGCAGGGTGGCCAAGAAGGTCGAGGTGACCGTTGAAAGCCTCGCAGCCGAGCTCGAGGAAGCCCGCACCCTCGCAATTGGTGAGAAGCAGACCAGCGCAGCCGTATCGGCCACCATGGGCAAGGCCAAGCTGTTTGGGCTGGGCACAGAGAACCGCAAGATTAGTGGCACTATTCAGGTGGTGACCATCACCCCCAAAATGCTGGATGGATTGACCGAGGATGAACTTGCATCTCTCGAAGCAGCCTATCCCGTTCTCGCGAAGCTCGGGCTTATTGGAAGCCCTGGCAGCGCAACGGCAGAAGAGGCAGGCGCAGGAGAACCTTGATCGCGATATCGAGACCGCAGGCGTCTCGCTCGCATCGTTCACACAGGCCGCTTGGCACGTTCTGGAACCCGGACAGCCGTATAAGCACGGATGGCACATCGATGCCGTCTCTGAGCACTTGGAGGCAGTCACCAGCGGGCAAATCACTCGCCTGCTGATCAATGTCCCTCCTGGCACGATGAAGTCGCTCTCGGTGGGGGTGATGTGGCCGGCGTGGGAGTGGGGGCCGCGAGGCCTCCCGCATATGCGCTATTTGGGTACGTCGCACAGCCATCCGCTGGCAATTCGCGACAACCTCAAGATGCGGCGCCTGATCGCCTCGGAATGGTATCAGGAGCGCTGGGGCAGCACGGTTCGGCTCATGTCGGACCAGAACGCCAAGCTCAAGTTCGAAAACGACGCCACCGGTTTTCGCGAGGCGATGGCGTTCACGGGCCTGACAGGCTCCCGCGGTGACCGTGTGCTGATCGATGATCCGCTATCGGTTGATGATGCGGGGTCTGACGTCAAGCGGGATGCAGTCAATGAGACGTTTCGCGAGGCGGTGCCGACCCGACTGAATAACCCGGATCGCTCCGCGATTATCGTGGTGATGCAGCGTCTGCACGAGAACGACGTGGCAGGAATGATCCTGGCCAAGGACTTCGGCTACGAGCATCTGATGCTGCCGATGGAGTTCGAGCCGGAACGGAAGTGCTACACTTCCATCGGTTTCGAAGATCCGCGCAGGGTAGATGGCGAATTGCTATTCCCGGCCCGCTTCCCCCGTGAAGTGGTGGAACGCGACAAGAAGGTTATGGGCTCCTACGCTACGGCGGGGCAGTTCCAGCAGCGTCCCGCGCCCCGTGAGGGCGGTATGTTTAAGCGGGCGTGGTTCGCCTTCAAAGCTGCCTTCCCGGCCGCCACAGAGTTCGCCCGGGGTTGGGATTTGGCAGCAACGGTCGATGACAGCGCTGCATACACCGCAGGGGTGAAAATCGGCCGGTATCCTGATGGCCGGTTCATCATCGCCCATTCGGTACGAGATCATCTTTCGTCTGGTGGGGTCGAAAGGCTGATCCTCAGCACCGCTGCGACTGATGGCAGGGAGTGCCGGATCTCGCTGCCGCAGGACCCCGGCCAGGCAGGCAAGTCACAGGCTGGATACTTGGTCAAGCAGTTGGCCGGCTACACAGCCAAATCGAGCCCGGAAAGTGGCGACAAGGTGACCCGTGCCGGTCCGCTATCGGCTCAGGCAGAAGCCGGCAACGTCGACATTCTAATGACGGGCGACCCGGTAAGGGATGCATGGATTGAGCCGTTTCTAGATGAGCTTTGCACGTTCCCGAATGGGAAGTTCAAGGATCAGGCAGACGCGGCAACTCGGGCCTTCGATGAGTTGGCCCAATCGCACTTCGTTTATGGCATGCTGGGAGTAACAGGCTGATGTGGCTGGCAGACACGCTCAAGAGCCTGGTCACAGGTCTCGGCACGTCCAAGGATAAGAATACCAGCCTCGGCTACGTCTTTGTGCCCATTGGCGATGACCAGCTTAACGCCATGCACCGGTCTGACTGGCTGGCCCGCAAGGTCGTGGACATCATCCCGAACGATATGACTCGCGAATGGCGGGAATGGCAGGCCACGAACGAGCAGATCGAGGCAATCGAGGCTGTCGAGAAACTGCCGGAGATCAGCCTTCAGCCCAAGGTCACTATGGCCCTGCAGAAGGCTCGGCTCTTCGGCGGCGCGGCTATCTACATGGGCATGCGTGACGGTGCCCCAGACAAGGAATTGCTGGTCGAGAACGTCAAGCATGGCGACTTGCTCTATCTCCACGTGCTGGACCGCAGCAAGGTCACTACAGGCCCGCTGATAACCGATGTGCGCAGCGTCTACTACGGCCAGCCCGAATATTACGAGGTCAATGGCGGGACTGGCGCGCAGGTGCGGGTTCATCCCAGCCGCATGGTGCGGTTCATCGGCGCTCCTGTCATGGATGATCGGTTCTCGATCGCTGCGGATAACTGGGGCGATTCCATCCTTCAGGTGGTTGGGGACGCCATTATCAATGCCGGTTCCGCACAGGCTCATGTCGCCGCATTGATCCCCGAGGCCAAGGCCGACGTCATCTACATTCCAGGTCTGTCTAAGGCCCTATCCACGGCTGCCGGCACCAAGTCGGTTACGGATCGCTTCACCTACGCCAACACGATCAAGTCCATGTTCAACATGGTGCTGCTCGAGGGTAATGGCGCGAACGGCGATACGGCGCTGGGCGAGAAGTGGGAGCAGAAACAGATCAATTTCGCGCAGCTTCCCGAGCTGATGCAGAAGTACCTTGAGATCGCCTCGGGTGCCGCAGATATCCCGGTGTCTCGTCTGCTCATGCAGGCCCCCAGCGGGCTTGGCAGCAATGGCGACACCGCGCTCAAGAACTATTACGACAACATCGCTGCCCGGCAGCGCACAGAACTGACGCCGGCCATGAACCGCCTGGACGAGGTGATTGTTCGTTCCGCGCTTGGTGACCGAGACCCTTCGATCTATAGCCGCTGGGCGCCGCTCTACACCCTCTCCGAAAAGGAGAAGGCTGAAACCTTCAAGATGAAGGCTGATGCTGCCCGCGTCATTGCTGGCAATGGCGGCACCAGTGAGCCGCTGATGCCCATTGAGGCCCTGTCCGACGCTCTGGTCAACGAACTCATAGAAGACGGCTCCTTGAGCGGCCTAGAAGCCGCAATCGAGGAATACGGCAAGCTCTCCGAACAGGAGGAAGACGAGGGTGCCGAAGCCGCTGCCCTTGGTGTTGCTGCCAATGGCAACGATCCTGCGGAACAGCAGCGCCAGCGCCTGGCCGCGAACGATGCCGCTCCACGCTCGCTGTATATTCAGCGCAAGGTCAAGAACGCCGGCGCTATCATCGCCTGGGCCAAGTCGCAGGGCTTCGAAACCACGCTGCCGGCCGATGAACTGCACGTCACCATCGCCTACAGCAAGACGCCGGTTGATTGGATGCGCGTCGGGGAGTCGTGGGCACCGGAACTGAAGGTCGGTCCCGGTGGACCACGTCTCATGGAACAGTTCGGGGAGGCCACAGTCCTGCTGTTCACTGCCAATGAACTGCGCTGGCGCAATGAGGCGGTGACCGAGGCAGGTGGGTCTTGGGATCATCCCGAGTACCAGCCGCACATCACCATCAGCTATGGCTTCAAGGGGGATCTAAGCAAGGTGGAACCGTACCAGGGCGAGATCGTGCTGGGGCCGGAACTGTTTGCCGAGGTCAAAGAGGATTGGGCCGAAGGGCTCACCGAGGAATAACCCATGCAATTCACCGATCGGATGACGATGGACGGCGCGCTGCGTCGGACAGCGGATGGCTATGCCGTAGCATCGGCAAAGGTGGCTCGTGGCGGCAATGTGCAAGCCTACCTTGGGGTAGAGCTTGGCATCACCGACAAGGCCGTGGTGCGCGTCTACAGGCCCGAGAGTGAGGTCTTCAAGAAGGACGCCATCGGCTCCTATGCTGGCGTGCCCATCACCATTGGCCACCCATCGGTCAAGGTCACAGCCGATACCTGGAAAGACCTTGCCGTAGGCGAGGTGGGCGATGAGGTGATGCGCGACGGTGAGTTCGTCCGCGTCCCCATGATGCTCCGCGATGCCAAGGGCATCCAGACGGTCGAGTCCGGCGCCGCAGTCGAGTTGTCCATGGGCTACGACGCCAATGTGACGCTGGGCGACGGCATCAGCCCAACGGGCGAGGCGTACGACGCCATCATGTCCGACTTCAAAATGAACCACGTCGCGATTGTCGAGAAGGCACGCGGCGGGGACCAGCTTCGCATCGGTGACGGTGCGTATTCCTGGGGCGCTGCCCCGATCACTGACGCAACCCCTGAAAAGGACCCTCCAATGACCCTGAAGACGGTAACTGTCGATGGCATCCCGGTCGAAGTGACCGACCAGGGCGCCACCGTCATCGCCACCCTCCAGAAGCGCCTTGCCGATGCCAATGATGCATCCGTCAAGGTTCTGGCAGATCATGCAACTGCGCTGGCAGCCAAGGATGCCGACATTGCCAAGAAGGACGCCGAAATCGACGCCCTCAAGAGCAAGGTGCTTGACGCCGCTGCCATCGACAAGCTCGTCGCCTCCCGCGCCGACCTGATCGGCAAGGCCAAGGTGCTGGCCAAGGACGTCAAGACCGATGGTCTGTCCGATGCCGACATCAAGAAGGCCGTGGTCGTGGCTGTTGTTGGCGATGCCGCCAAGGACAAGCCCGAAGCCTATATCGACGCCCGCTTCGAAATCCTGGTCGAGGATGCCGTCAAGAAGGCTGGCGACAAGGACCCCTTCCGCGAAGTCGTTGCTGATGGGCTGACGCCCACTGCCGACGATCTCAAGCCCGTCAACGATGCCCGCGCCGCGATGCTTGCCGACATGACGTCGGCGCATCAGGCCAAGGCGAACTGAGGAGCGCGCCACCATGGCACCCTATCAGACCACTTACGGCAATGCTCCTGCGAAGGGCCTTCCCGGCCAGATCGCCAATGAGGAGAAGTGCAACAAGGTTTCCCGCACCGTCGAATCGGCAGCCGGCATTGCGTTCGGCCAGCCCGCTTTCCGCGGTTCTGGCGATCACGGCGTTGTTGCTGGCGCTGCCTTCGCTGCCACTTCTGTCGGCGCTGCCGCCGCTGGCAATACCGGCGCCCAGACCATTACGGCGGCCCCTGCTGTCGCTGCTGGTGCCAAGCAGGGCGTCTATCTGCTGTCCGCTATTACGGCCGGCGCAACTGCCGTGTTCCTGATGACGGATCCAGACGGCATTCCGCTTGGCGAGGTGACCACGGGAACCCCTGCCACCATCGGCGGCATTGGCCCCTTCACCATCACCGACGCTGGCACCGATCCTGCCATTGGCGACCAGATGACCATTACGGTCACCTACACCGCCAACGCCAAGTTCCTGGGCCTGGCCGTGCTCAACCCGTCCGTGCCGCCTGCGGCATCTGGCGCCCAGCCCGACATCTATCCGCAGTATTTCACCGGGGCATTCATGACCATGGGTCAGATGTACGTCACGGCGGGCGCTGCAGTGGTCGATGGCGGCGATGTGTACTGGAACCCGGCGACGGGCCGCTACACCTCGACGGTGACGCATATCCGCATCCCTGGTGCCACATTCGACACCTCGGGGGCTGATGGCGACATCGTTGAAGTCTCCCTGAAGCTCCGCTGATCGCGAAAGGACCAGCAATCATGAACCAGATGATCCGCCAGCCCTTTGCTGACGCTCAGGCTGCTTACCCCTTCGTGATCGCGCAGGGGCGCAACATCGAAACCCGCGTCTATCAGCGCCGGTATCCAACCTTCAATTATGCGGCGGTTATCCCCGTCATCACCGAAGGCAACGCATGGGCTATCGGCACGACCTTCTTCTCGGTCGATAGTGCCGGTGAAGCCAAGTTCATCTCCGGGTCGGGCACTGATATGCCCTTCAACAAGACCACCAAGGACCAGGCATCGCACGACTTTGCGATGATCGGCTCCGGGTGGGAATGGACCATCGAAGAGATCAATCAGGCCGCGCTCTATGGCCTCAATCTCAGCAACACCGACGCGATGAGCGCCACCGACAAGGTGGAGCGCCTTCTGAACTCCATCGCCTTCGTCGGCTCGACCGAAAAGAACTGGACTGGCTTTGCCAACAGTTCGGAAGTCCCTCGCGCTGATGTTGCAACGCCCGGCACATTCTGGCCAGCCAAGACGGCCGACCAGATCCTTACCGACGTTGACGAGGTTCTGAGCCGTGTGCGGACGCAGACCTCGGAAGTGGAGTGGGCTGACTCGCTCGCTCTGCCCCCTGCTGCGATCCGTGCCGCCGGCACCAAGCGCCTGGGTAGCGGTGACGGCACGATCACGGTGCTCGACTATATCCGCAAGAACAACGTCTACACCCTCGAAACTGGCCAGCCGCTCAACATCTACGGCGCTCGCGAACTGGCAACGGCTTCGCAGGACGGTGGCGGTCGCATGGTTGCGTATCGCCGCGACGAGGAGGTCGTTCGCTTCCACCTCCCGATGCCCCGCACCGTGCTCCAGCCGCGCCAGAAGTCCATCATGGGCTTCGAAACCGGCATCATCGCCCGTACCGGTGGCACCGAATGGCGCCTGCCGAAGTCTGCCGCCTATGCGGATGAAGTTACCGCCCCGCCGGCCTGATCACCGTCCTGATTATGAGGGGGTCGCCCGCGGCCCCCTTTTGTATCTGGACCTGAAAGGAGCCTCCCCATGAAGGCGAGCATCACCAATAACTCCCGCGCCCTACAGGGTGTGCATACCGTGACCGGCCTGGTCTTTATCGAGCCCAAGGCGACAAACACTCTCGACGTGGCCGACGATTACGTTGATCGCGTCAAGTCGCTCTCATTCCTTCATGCCGAATGGGACGATACGCCGTCTGCCAAGCCAGCAGCTAAGCCCAAGGCGCTTGCACCAGCCAAGCCGACGGCAAATGCACCGTCCGAGCTATCCGGCCTGCGCACCGAATATAAGGCTGCGTTCGGCAAGGGCCCCTCTCCGAAGTGGGATGCTGACACCATCCGCGCCAAGCTGGCCGAAAAGTCTGTGTCTGACGATCTCAAGAAGCAGGCTTCCGAACTGGGCATCGAGTTCCCGGCCGACATCACCGACGAAAAGCTCAAGGAACTGATCGACGCCAAGCTGGCGGCCTGATCGGGTAGGAGACGGCAATGGCTGGCTACGGCACCGATGACGGCTTCAATAGATGGCTCTCCGCAAATGGGTTTGCTCTCCCCGACAATCCGCCGTCTATCGCGGTACTTCGTGAGCGCGGCTCGAACTACATCGACGGCACCTATGGCGCTCGGTTCTCCGGCATCCCCACCGGTGGCTTTTCTCAGGAGCGGGCGTGGCCTCGGACCGGGGCTTGCGCATATGGGCAGCCGATTGGCGATGATGTGATCCCTGATGCCGTGGTCAAGGCGAGCTATGTGGCAGCTCTGGCCGATGCAAAGGCGCCGGGCTCGCTATCGGTGACCTACACGCCTGGCACGACGAAGGTGCTGACGAAGGTCGACAAGATCGAATGGGATGTTATTGGCGACGCCAGCGCTCCCGGGGCGATGATCCCGGTGCTCTCTGCCGTCGAAGGCCTATTGGTGCCGTTTTTGATGCCCGTAGGCGGCTTCCCCGCCATTCTGGTGGTGTGAGATGGCAGAAGACTGGTCCAGCATCGCCGCCGAGGTCGAGGGCGCGCTTGCTTCCATCGCGGATGTCAACGAGCCCGGCAAGCAGTCCGCCACGATCCGCAAGGATCCCAGCGGCCCGCCGCCACAGCCATGGGAACCGCCCAACGGCACGCCGACCTATCACAAGGTCATCGTCCTTCAGTCCGACAAGGAACTGAGGGACATCAACGGCACGCTGATCGGGATGACCAAGCGGACCATCACCATTTCAGCCGCTGCCGGTGTGGTGCCCAGCGACGACGACAAGATCGTCCTGGGCCAGGCGCTCGACTATGTCGATGCCGAGACCGATGCCGCATTGGCATGGGAGCAGATCATGGCCGTGCGTCCGTTGGTTCCGGCTGGCGTGGCGGTGCTCTACGATTTGGATTTGGCTATTTAGTGACCTGCGGTAAGGGCTTCCATGCGTTGGTGCCCTCTTGGTGGAAGACGCCACTTATCACAACCGGTCGTTCTGATACCTTTAGGACGTGTATTCGTAGGGGGAGTTTGGGCGTGATCGCGCCGCCCAGCGGACAAACAGCAATACCGTTCAGCGGGGTGCCGTCAGTTAAGTTTCCGACGCTTGGATTGAATCCGCCACGGTGCGGGCTTTGATCTGCCAGAACAAAATTCAGGTCAGATTGCCCACTGGGCGTGAGGATCATCACCATTGGGTTTGGTTCCATAAGGTGGGATGCCCTAACCTCAATAAGAACTGTGTTGGCATCGATCTCTGACTGGGACCAAGTTAGGTTCGAGAACCCAAGGTGTTGCGGGGTGAATGTGTTCATCCCCTGAATGACACTCACAATTTGCTGCAGCGCCACTTCAAGGCCTTGCCCGTATAAATCGATCCAGACGTTCTGCATCAGAACGGCTGGCATCGACGCCCCGTCTACCCTAACCGGCACAATCTTCACCTTCCCCTTAGAGGACGAGTAAAGCGCGTTCTGCCATTCTATGTTGACCATCTTGCTTGCGAGGCTGGCTGACGACACGAAGAAAAACAAGAAATCTGGCGATGCGAGCCCTTCATTCATCTTGTCAATGATGCCGTCCCCAGGCTGGATTGACCAAGCGTCGTAGAAGACGCTGCTCTGCCCAAATATCTCGGCCAACCGAATAGCAATTGGCTCAACTACAGGCTTGTCGGCGGCGGTGTGGCTTAAAAAAATCTGCATCTAAATGTCCCCCATCTCTCAATGTGGGAAGGATTCGAGGGTCAATGTCAAACCGTTCTGCGCTGGAACAGCTTCTCGACAAATACGAGCCTCTGATCCGCGACGCCTTCCTCGCCGCCATCAACGAGATCAAAGACCAGGTCGTGCTGAAGCGGCTGGTGGAGCGCTTGGAGCGAGGCGACATTGCTGGTGCGATCGACGTGCTTCAGATCGAGGCCGAAGCCTTCGGTCGGCTCGAACTAGCCATCGGCGATGCCTACAATGCTGGCGGCATCGACATGGCGGGCTCGATGGTTCTGCGCGATCCGAATGGCAGCCGCATTGCCTTCCGCTTCGGGGTTCGCAATCCGGAGGCCGAGGCATGGCTTCGGGACCACAGCGCCCAGCTTGTGACGCGCATCGTGGACGACCAGCGCGAAGCCATCCGCACGGCGCTGACTGAAGGGCTTGCCCAAGGTAACAATCCCCGCGCCACGGCTCTGGATATCGTGGGCAGGGTCAACCGCGCCACAGGGAGCCGTACAGGCGGCGTTATTGGCCTGACTGCACCGCAGGAGCGGTTTGTCGCTTCCGCCCGTCAGGAGCTTACTTCCGGCGATCCTGCAGCCCTTCGGAACTATCTGACGAGGGAGCGCCGAGACCGCAGATTTGATGCCGCCGTTCGCAAGGCCATTGCTGAGGGCAGGGGGCTCGATCGGGCTACGGTTGACCGGATGGTCGGGCGCTATGCCGACCGGCTTCTGGCTCTCCGCGGCGAGATGCTGAGCCGCACCGAAACCATGACTGCGCTGAGCAAGTCGCGAGACGATGCGATGAAACAGGCGGTCCTTTCCGGCAAGGTGGATCCGATGTTCATCACGAAGCGCTGGCGCTCTGCAGGCGACAACCGGGTGCGGCATACCCATCGGGCTCTGAACAATGCCGAGGTGGGCTTCTACGGCTCATTCCAGAGCCAATCAGGCGCAACTTTGCGCTTTCCCGGCGATCCGTCGGCGCCGATCAGCGAGACGAGTGGTTGTCGCTGCACTGTCGAGTATAAGGTCGACTATACCGGCCAGTTGCTGGCGCGGCGCGCGGCGTAGGGTGTTTGCATGAACGAAATGATTGAACGCGTTGCTCGCGCAATCTTTGAGCAAGAATATCCCAACGGTGAAGTCGATGAATATCGCTGGGAGAGAAGTTCGGACGCATACATAGCGCAGGCTCGCGCCGCCATCATGGCGATGCGGGAGCCCTCCGAGAGGATGGTTTCATTTGCTTGGGATGTCCATAATCAGCACTATGGACAAACCGAGGAGACGCCGACATTGGTTGGCATCGGCGCCATTTATTCGGCAATGATCGAGGCCGCTTTCAGCGATGACTGACAGCTTCAGCGCCACCATTGAGGGCTGGGCACGAAAGGTCGAGGGCGCGTTTGATGTGCTCTTCCGGGAAGCGGCGCAAGAGCTTGTTTCCGAGCTTAATTCGCTGGTGCCGTTCGACACCGGCTTTCTGCGCAACAGCCTCATGGCATCGACCACAGCAATGCCGGCGCTGACACGGGAGAACCCGGGTGGTCCCGGTACTGACGGATTGGCAGAGATCGTGCTGGTGATTGCCGGCACCGAGGCGGGCGACGTGCTCTATCTCGGCTACACGGCCAACTATGCCGCCTATGTCCATTATGGTGCGAATGGTCGTCCCGGCAGGCCTTGGGTCTCGATGGTAGCGCAGCGCTGGGAAAGCATTGTCGCCACGAAGGCGGCCGAGGTTAGGGCTCGACTGGGCCTTTGAGATTGTCGTTTACCGCATCGCCTTTGGCCTGAGCGGTCACCACTGCCAATTGCAGCAACATCAGCGAACGGCGCGCAGACTTCAGCGCCGTGTCGCCATGAACGGTTTCGCCATCGGCATTGCCAAGGGCTTCCATGGCCGCGTGAAGGCGGTCGTGGACCTGATTGTCGTTGAGCGGTTTATCGTCGGCCATGGGCCGGGAAGGTATCAGCATGGCCACAACCGTGGAAGGGGCGATTAAGGAAGCCCTGTTCGCCCGTCTGGCCACGCTGGTACTGGCTCCAGCCCATCCGGTCTCGTGGCCTAACCTCAACTTCACGGCGCCGGCCGGTAATCGATACCTCGAAGCCCGGTATGTGCCCAATGCGGTCAACCGAGTGCTGATCGACACCGATGGTCCGCATCAGCGCCTCGGCTTCCTACAGGTCAACGTGCGGGACGGGCTCAACCAGGGCACGCGGATTGACGACATCGCCGGTGCGGTTGCTGCTCACTTCCCTGCGGACCTGAGACTTTATCACGCGCTCGGTCTATCCATTCGCATCACCGCCGATGCCGAGCCGGCATCCATGCTGGTCGAGTCCACGCCGCCTGGCGTCCTCGTGCCCGTCATGATCCCCTTTGAGTGCTGGGCTTAAGCGCTCCTGCCGTTTCTGGCCCTTCGGCAAGGCCATCACGACATAGGAGGGCCGCATGGCCACGCTCTATCCCGTTGCCGGGAGCAAGTTCTTTATCGGCCCTGCCATGGAACTGCCGGACGTTGATGTCACGGAAGCCGACTTCGCCTCGGTCGTCTGGACTGAGGTCAAGAACTACATGGAAGCCGGCGCGCTGGGCGATGCTGCCGCGCTGATCACCACGCCGCTGATTGATCGCGGCCGTGACATGAAGCAGAAGGGCACTCGCAACGCGCCTTCGCGCCAGGACAACTTCGCCGTCGCAATCAACGATCCCGGCCAAATCGCGTTGCTGGCGGCCGAAAAGACCGTCTACAACTACCCGTTCCGCGTCGACCTGAATGATCCTCCGGTGCCTAAGTCGGCGACCGTGACGATTTCGAATGCCTCGCCAGGCGTCGTCACTTGGACAGGCCATGGCCTTGTTGCCAACACGCCGGTTGTGTTCTCGACCACTGGCGCGCTGCCCACTGGCCTCACCGCTGGTACGACCTATTACGTCAAGACAGTGCTCGACGTGAACACGTTTACGGTCTCCGCCACTCCGGGCGGCACGGTCGTCAACACATCTTCCGTCGGCTCCGGCGTTCAAACCGCCACGACCCAGCCTGTGCCGTCCAAGCGCTACTTCGTTGGACTTGTCACTGGCGCCACCGAGGCGTTCGGCGGGCCCAACAACGTCCGTCAGCTTCAGGCGACGGTGGAAGTCAACACCAACACCGTGCGCGTTGCGCCGCTCGGATAAGGAGCCATCATGCAGATCAAAAACGTGGGGCAGGATGCCCGCAAGCTGTCACGCGATGGCGTCGACATTCCGCTGATGCCTGGCGCGTCCATTGACGTGCCGCTGACCAAGGATGAGGCGAAAGCCTTTGAAGGCCTCGGCTTCGAAGTGACGGGTGAACCGGCCAAGCCGGCGCCGAAGGCGAAGGACTGACGGCATGGAAATTTCAGGTCTCGTATCGACCGAGCAGCTTTTCGAGCTCGATGTCGAGCACCCTGCCACTGGCAAGTCGATGGGTATCAAGATCATGGTTCGTTCGGCCGGGTCGGACGCCTCCATGGCTGTTGTCCGCCGGCAGACTGATGGGATGCTTGAGCGCCAGCAGCGCCGCAAGCTGATCGATGCCGAGCGCGTCGAGCAGAATGAAGTCGAGCAGGCAGTGTCCTACGTCGCCTCGTGGGACTGGGGCGACAACACCTACGACGGAAAGAAGCCGGACAGCGACGTGGCGACCGTGAAGGCAATCCTCACCAAGGAAACTTGGCTCTATGCCCAAGTGGTGGGGGCTGCGCGCAACATCGCAAATTTTACCAGGACCTGACGGAAGAGTTCACCGGGCTGGTGCGAGCGGCGATCCTTGCCCCAAGCTTCCAGCCTGAACTCCCTTGGGGCCAGGAATACCTCTGGTACTGGTTCGTCGAGCTCTCTCAGGGGCGCCAGGAAGGCTTTTCCGGCCCGCAGGCGCTGTCGTGGCGGGAAATGGCCGAATGGGCTTCCTTGACCAACTCTGAGCCACGGGCGATGGAATGGCGAGTACTGCGCGCCATGGACGTCGCATACCTTTCCTCCTGCCGTGAATTGGCAGGCCGCGAACAAGCCGCCAACCAATCTCCGCACACCCACTCCGAGCGGCCAATGACGCCGGAGCTCTTCGACGCAATCTTCTAGTGAGGTCACGACATGGTCGACGTCGCACGTCTTGGCCTCGCAGTGGATTCGTCTCAGGTCGAAAAGGGCACGGTCTCGTTGCACCAGCTTACCGGCGCCGCGGGACAGGCCTCTGCTGCTGCCCGGCAGCTTGCAGGCGCTTCGCAGGTTGAGGCGGTCGGTCAGAAGGCCGCCACTGCAGCCACGGCCGCGCATACTGCCGCTATTCAGGCCAACAACGCTGCCATGCGCATGGGTACGCAGGTGCGCACCAATATGATCTATCAGCTCAACGATATCGGCGTCTCGCTAGCGTCCGGAATGTCGCCGCTGATCGTCGCAGTGCAGCAGGTGCCGCAGATGCTGCAGTTCGGGCTAAAACCAGCCATCGATAGCCTGGTTGGTATCGGCAAGAGCCTAGTGACGACGTTTTGGCCAGTTGCTGCCGTCGTCGGTGCCGTGTCTTTGGCCTTCGCCGGCATGACCCACGAAATCAATGAGACGTCCAAGGTGACTGTTGGCTTCGGGGACGTAGCCCTGGCTACCTTCCAGGTGATCGCGGGCGGAATTTACCAGTTCATCAAGCCTGCCACTGACATGATCGGCGGTTGGTTCTCTGATGCTTGGGATTGGGTCGTGGGCGCCACCAAGGACGCAGGCAACGCGATGATCCGAAACATCGTCGGATCGATCGAGTACATCAAGACCAGCATCAGCACAGTGCCGGCCGCTTTCATCATCGCGGGGCAGGCCGCTGCGCAAGGTTTCGCAGATGCCATTGCCAACGGCATCAACTCGGTCATCGGAAACATCAATTCGCTGATCGGCGGTATCAACCAGATGGCAGGCCAAGAGGTCATCAGTGCGCTGGGTCCGGTGAGCTTTGGCAAGATCGAATTTGGCGGCACTGCAGCCATGGAGGACTACAACAAAAGCTGGGGCGCCTATGCCCGTACAGTTGGCGCGCTCCAAGAGCGTGACTTCATGGGTGAGTTCTTTGGTGCGGTCTCCAGCCAGGCGCAGAAGAACGCGTCGGCACCGGACGAAGATGCGCTGAAGAGGGCAGCCAGTGCCGCACAGAAGCAGGCAGAGGCGTATCAAGACATTGTTCGCAGCGCGCAACAGCGCATCGATCAATCCGAGCTTGAGATCGAGATGATCGGCATGACCGCCGTCGAGATGGGCCGGCTGCGTCACGAGCAGGAATTGCTCAACCAGGCAGCCAACGACAATATCAAGCTTACTCCGCAGCAGACCGAAGAACTCGGTGCCCTCGCTCAGGCCATGGCCGTTGCAGAAGAGGCTGCACGTAAGGCCAAAGAATCTTTCGAGTTTGGCAAGGACCTCACCAAGGGGTTCCTGTCCGATCTCCGGCAGGGATTAAGCGACGGAGCTTCTTTTTGGGAGGCATTCGGCCAGGCCGGGATGAGCGTCTTGGACAAGATCATCGACAAGATCGAGACCAACCTGGTTGACGCCCTCTTTTCCATGGGCGGAAGTGGCGGGGGCGGGCTCGGCGGTATCTTCGGAATGATAGGCTCGCTCTTTGGCTTTGCAGACGGCGGCGTGTTCAGCGGCGGTCATGTCCAGCCTTTCGCCCGCGGCGGCATCGTCAACAGTCCCACGCTGTTCCCGATGGCCAATGGGGCAGGGCTCATGGGAGAGGCGGGGCCGGAGGCCATCATGCCACTGCGGCGCGGTGCAGATGGGAAGCTCGGCGTTGCAGCGAACAGCAATGGCGGCGGCTCCATGCATGTCAACGTCGGCGTCTCGATCGATGATGAGGGCAAGCTGCAGGCATACGTGAAGTCGGTCTCGCGCCAAGAGGCGCAGACGGCCGCAGCGGCAGGTACTCAGGTGGCAGTAGCACAAGCCAACAAAACAGCGCCGGCTGCCGTTGCTAAGTATCAAGAACAGCGTGCGGGCTCTGACTATAGGACCATGTGATGGCAGACTACATCCATTGGCCGACGAAGCTGCTCCGCCCGGCCAAGGCAACTGCGTCGATGGTGCCCTTCACGCGGTCGGGCGGGCGCTCTCTGGGCGGCATCGAACCGACGGCTCGCACCGACCGTGGATTCTGGCGGATTACGCTGTCAGATGTGACCGTATACAAGCCCGCGATGCGCCGCACGTGGAATGCCATTCGAACCCAATTGGGGGGCAGGGCGGGACTTGTGACCGTTCCTGCCTGGTCTTTCGACAGCGCGCCGTATCCCTCCGGACATCGTGAGCCCTTGGTCTATTCACCGCACGACGATGAGACGACCTTTGACGATGGCACGAGCTACAGCCAAGGGGCCATCGATGTCCGCATGGCGACATTTGCCCCGCTCGCGGCTACGGTCATAACAATCCAACTGGTGAGCGCTAGTTCTCCTGTCGGCATTCGTTTCAGCTACCAGCACGCGCTGTATGAGACCGGCCCCATCATTCAGCAGGTCGACGACGACACCTTCCAGGTGCCGGTGTTCCCGGCCATCCGAAAAGCCATCCCTGTTGATGCCCAGCTTGAGGCGGATCGCCCGACGTGCCTGTGCCGTCTGGTTGATGATCGCGGAATGGATCTCGCACTCTCGAACGTCGAAATTGATGCGGCGTCGGTCGAGTTTGTCGAAGCTGTCGACTATTGGAATAATCTGGCCACAGGAGGTGTGTGATGGCGATCAAGTCACTGCGCATCCTCGTCCGGATCGATTTCCCATCGAAGACCATGCGGTTTTGGGATGGGGCGGGGCCGGTCCTCGATGCCGATGGCGAGGTCTGGGTCGGCGCTCGCCTGAATGACGGCCTCGACCAGATCGAAAGCGCGATGAATGGTGAGGCAGCAACGCTGATGCTGTCGCTTTCCGGCGTCGACACCAGCATTACGGACCTTGCTTATGAGGAACTGGATGCCGGCGAAGTCATCGGCGCGACAGTCCAATTGCTCCTGCAGCCGTGTGACGAATGGGATCAGCCTATCGGTGCGGCTGAAGTCGGATTCACCGGCACTATCGACAATATGCCGAGCGACGATGCGGTGCAGGGCGATCAGGTGGTTTCCACTATTGTTCTGGAAGTGGTCAACCGCTTCTCGCTGCGCACCCTAACCAGCGGGGCAGTGCTGTCCGACGTCGATCAAAAGGCCCGAGCCAAGGTGCTCAATCCCACGGCTGCGCTCGATCGGATAGCCGAACGTGTCTATCGACTCATCGACGCCGTGATCGTCTGGCCGCGATTTAGCTGAGGAAATCATGGATAGCGACACCTTCTGCTGGGTGGTCTTCGTGGCCGTCTTGGCCCCCTTGTTTTTGCGACAACCGACAGATCCAATTTGGCAGCTTCTGGTCCAGATCAGCCTTTGCCTGATCATGGTGGCGCTGGCCGACAGGATCGAGCGTCGGCGGTGAGCAACTGGACCCGGCACGACACTCGCGCGCTAATCGAGGCCGCGGAATATCGCCCCGCTATGTCCTCATGGGCGGTCAAAGCCATTCGCCGTCACCATGCCGAGGCTGGTCTTGTTGAGCGCATGGCTCGGCTGGAGAACTTTACCCTCACCTGCACGCCACATGTTTGGGGGCAGTCTGATTGCTCGCTCGATGTGGCCTCCTGGGTGGCCCTGAACGGATATCCAGACCCCGGCGCTGAGTGGCGCGGGGCCTATGACAGCGAAGCATCATCCAGGGCGCTGCTGGAGCGCCGTGGCGGGCTTATCGCTCATATTGGTGCCTGTGCGTCGGCCATAGGGCTTTCGCCTGTCCTTGAGCCGGAATTCGGCTGCATCGCAGTTGTCGGTGCTAAACACGATGAACGTCGGCAATGGTCTGCTATCTGGCAGGGCTTTCGCTGGCTCGTGAAATGGGGCGACGGCAACGCCGCCCGTTGGGTGCCATTCGCGGCCCGTCCCCTCGCCATGTGGCGCGTTTAGACCTCTCGGAACATCGCAATGCCTCAAGCTCTGGCCACGGTCCTTGTGCCGTGGATTTCCAATGCGCTGCTCGCCGTTGGGCTGCCGACGCTCGCCTTCGGCGCGTCGGTGGGCGCTATTGCGCTTGGTGCGTCGTATCTGTTGCTCGCCGGCGCGGCTTATCTCGTCTCTCAGGCCTTTGCGCCGCCGAAACCGGGCGCCCCGAAGCCTGAAGACGGAAAATACAATCTCAAGCAGACCGTGCCTCCGCTCGTCTATGTCCTGGGCAAGACGAAGAAGGCCGGAGACTACGTTTTTCTCGAGGAGCGGAACGGCATCGCCTACCATATCATGGTGACGGCGGCGCATTCGATCCATGCATTCCTCGTGCATTACCTTCACGACGAGCCGGTCACGATCGTGGACGGCGTGATCACCTCGCCCGAGAGGCTGACGAACCGGGTTTCCCTTCAAGAGCGCCTCGGCGCTGATCTGTCCTCGGCATATGCCACGGTGGTCGACGCCTTCCCCGACATCTGGTCCAACGATCACAGGGGCGACGGTCTGGCCAGTGTGTTTATGTATGTCGGCTCGGTCCCGACTGAAGAACTACAGACGGTCTATCCGCACGGCATGCCATCGCATTCGGCCGTGATCGAGGGACATAACCGCATCTATGATCCTCGGACTGGCACCTATGGCTACACGCGCAATATCGCGCTCTTTCGGCTTTGGCACCTGACGCACCCTGTCGGCGGCAAGCTTACCCTGAACGACGTTTACATGCCGGACTGGATCAACGCGGCCAACGTCTGCGACCAAGGCGTTACTAACCGGCTGGGCGTGGTGGAGAACCGCTATCACGGTGGCTTCTGGTTCCGCGCCAACAATGACCCAGTGGAAGTCGGACGGATCATGGATCAGGCGGCCGATATGGTGCTCTACGAGCGGCCAGACGGCAAGGTCGGCGTTCACGCTGGATCTCTTGTCGAGCCGGACATTCTGCTCACGGCCAACGATATCGTTGCTGTAAGCTATGATCCAAACAAGCGCCTGAACACCAGCACTCTGGCTGTGCGCGGTCGGTACAGCGATCCGGAGAAGGGCTTCAACACAACGGATGCCGCGATCTATGGCATTCCTTATCCGACCGACGACGAGCGCACCAAGACCGTCGATAACCAGTGTGTCCAGTCTCACAACCATATCGCCCGCATGCAAAAGCTCGCCTACATCCGGGCCAATGCACCACGAGTAACCATCACGGCGCACTATGATCCGGACAAGCCTATTCCCTATCGCCGGTTCATCAGGGTCCATTATCCCCCACGACTGAGCATGGACATTATTGAGGTCACGGGGCGTCCAGTCCGATCTCTTCGGAACCTCACTGTGCAATTCGAAGGCATCGTCGTTCCGCCGACCCTCTACGCTTTCAGCGCATCATTGGAAGAGGGCGTCCCAGGGTACAACGTCAACCCAGTAGAGCGCCAGGAAGTCCCTGTGCCCCTCAACTTCGAAGTCATGATCGACACCGAAGTTATCTCTGGTGGCGCAACGGCCGCATTCGCCATCGGTACTTTCGACTTTCAGAATGAGAACTTCCAGTACGAGCTGGAATGGAAGCCAACAGCAGGGGGGGCGGCTCAGCAACGCCTCGGCGCCTCCGGGGAGTTGGAGGTTCGTAGCCTTTATTTGACTGATGGCGTGTCCTTTGACTTCCGCGCCAGGACCTGGTCAGCCGGCACGCCCTCGGAATGGACTGACTACCAAACTTTGGTAGTCGTGGCCGATCCTGTCGCTCCGGGCCCAGTGGTGGCCGTCAGTGCGACGGGTGGCGACGGCGTTATCAACTACTTCTGGACCGCACCGAACAGCCCGAACTACGCGGGATCTCGCCTATATTGGAACACCAGCAACACCTTTGTCGGCGCCACGTTGGCGGCCACGGAATACGGCGCTCCGAACGCTCCGGATAGTCGGACCATCAGCGGGCTCGGCGTAGGGTTGCGGTACGGCTTCATCGTCGCAATCAACTCCTCTGGTGTCGCGGCTTCTCCCGTTGCTACCGGCCCGGCGGTCACCCCGACCGAATTCCGCGGCGATAACTCCCTCATCAAAGCCGACACGACCGGCTACACCGCGGACGAAATGTAATGGCAAAGCAGACAGTTGCAGTCGGCACTACCGCCAACGACGGCACGGGCGACCCAGCGCGCACAGCGTTCCAGAAGATAAATGCGAACTTCGACGAGCTATACGCGCGGCCGACTTTTCGCGTCCACAAGAACGGCACCAACCAGACGGGCGTGGCCTACAACGCCTTCACCAAGCTGACCTGGTCGACTGAGGCTTTCGACGTCGGGAACCTCTTCGGTTCCGACAAGTGGACGCCGCCAGCCGGCAAAGTGCTGCTCTCCGCAGCGGCGCATTTCGTGGCCAATGCCAACGACTGCCCGACGATCATTACCGCGATCTACAAGAATGGCACCGAGCTTGCCCGCAGCCGCTGTGATCGCCCGTCGAACCGCGAAGTGCATCTCCCTCTAACCTTCATCGATGATGCGAACGGGACGGATTACTACGAGGTCTACGTCTTCCATCTCGAAACAGGCGGCGGCTCAGCGACAATCAGCGGCGGGACCGGATCAACCTTCTTCTGCGGCCACGTGATCTAGCGCGCCGCCTAGCCTCCCTTCATTATTGGAGTTCAGCGATGCCCATCACGGTACCGCCTAGCATTGTATATCGCCGCTATGAAACCGACGGCGTTCCGGAAAGCGGCAATCATCAGCCGGAAAAGGCCGAGATCATTCAGCTTCTCGACGAGATGGTCGAGGATACCGCATCTGCGCGAAGCGTGGCGGATCAGGCACTGGAAGGTCAGCGCGAGCGGCTCACTGGCGCGCGCACCTATTATATCCGCCTCGACGGCAATGACGCCAACGACGGGTTGACCAACAATTCTGCCGGCGCCTTCCGGACGCTGCAGGCTGCCTACAATTTCGTTTGCGACCATGTCGACCTCGCGGGCTACACCGTGAAGTTCAAGATCGGCGATGGCGCCTATGAAGGTTTTGCGACTAATCGAATGCCGGTTGGTGCCCAGGGCTGCGCCTCTGTTGTCATTGAGGGTAACTTGGCAAACCCTGCCAACGTGGTCTTTACGCCCGCAAGCGGCATACCGATCGATATTGGCGCGGCCAATGGGTTCGGTTCTCTCGTTAAGATGACCCTGGCCGGCTTCAAAGTTCAGTCCACCAGTATTGGAATGCGCATTCTCGGCGGCGGCACTACCGTGCTGCTTGATCGCGTGAATTTCGGGTCATGCGGCCTTATGCAGATTTACGTGGGGCATGACGCGTTCGTTTATTGCTCGACGGACGGCATTACCATTTCCGGCAACGCAGAGCGTCATGCCTTTGTCTACACCAAGGCCACCTATGTGCAGGAGAGTATTCCCGTCACTTTCCTGAACTCGCCATCATTCGTTTATGCGTACATCGCTGCAACGCAGGGTGCGCTAGTGTTGGTGGGCGGCGCAACATTCGTGAACAAAGGCTCCGTCACAGGGCCCCGCTACAACATCACCAGTTTCGCGCACATAGACACACAAAATGGCGGCGGGGACCCATCGACATTCCTGCCCGGAACAGTTGCTGGCTTTGCGTCAGCGCAGGGCCTTATCGACTAGCGGATGCTCCACATGGCGTAGGCTTGTTCCTCAGCCTCTGGTGATAAAGGCCGTGTTTCCCAGCTCAACGTGTCTCTGTTGTATCGCTTCTCAACGAAGCGGTCGCCTTCAGTAGACACATGCCACTGATCCAAATTCAGACGGCCTGCAACGAATGCCTCGATCTTACGAAATATGCGCATGCTGTGCCTTCTGGATCGTCGTTCCGACGGTTAGGACCACCGGAACGGTTTGTCTTTCCATTCGGAGAAGTTGTGAAACCACCTCACCCCGTCATCGCAAGAGGTATTGAGCATCCCGTTGCAGGAAGCTGGGGCCGGCACCATGTCGAAAACGGCCCATAGAAACGTTGGAAAGCCGATAGCGATTAGGACTAGGACAAGGAGGATCGTCCGGATGTGTCGCTCCACAAACAAAGGTAGTTCCCACCCCTTATCTTTACAGGGAACCACTCTGTCGACACTGGCGGGATCAATTCGATAAGAGCCGTCGTCATCACGGATGAAACGGACGGTTGCTTCGAAGCTATCGGGGCTCACTGTGTTGCTCCTGTTTCGGTATTCTGACTAGCACCGTGCAACTCAAATATCGAGTATGTGCCGCGATATGACGGAGTAGCACTCAGCAGTGATGCGTCTGCGCTGTTTCTGAGTCGCTCGATGACTTGGTCAAGGAATTGGTCGCCGGGGAATTCGGTATCATGCGCAGCTCTAGAAGCGTTGTCCTGCATGAATGCCAGTTGAGCTTGCTCGATCTTCTGCAGATGCCCGTCGACTGACGTCTCCCACACGCCGACCAGGATTTGCGGCACCGGAATATCGCGTCGGATTAGTTCGAACATAATGGCCTCGGATGGGACCGGCGTAACTTCAGACATGTAGATGGTTGAAAGAGGTGCGCGCGCTTCAATCGCGGCAATTCCCGCTTCGAGCCATGACCGCGCACGGAGAATTTCCTCTTCGGGATACCGGACCACGTTTATCTTGGAGGAATATATCCCCAGCACAGCTATAACTGCCGCTGGGAGGGCCGCAAAAATCCAGCTTCTGTGCGCCGCTGAGCGGTACAGAATGGATCCTGAATACCCTCCAATAAGAACGATCAGGGCATAGATTACACCCCCAAAGTAGAACTGCTTCACGGGTGAAGCTGTAGGCACCACGTACGCGATAATGAGCGTCACAGTAAGAGCCGCCAGAACGCCGAGTTCGTTGAATCTACGTTGGATCACAACAGCAAGTGCCGACAACAACAGCAGGCCGAGGCAGAGCGCCGCGGTGAGGCCCAACGCTGTGCTAGTCAGTTCCGCAAATGCCAGCGGCTGGAAACCGGGTGAGTAACCAACCGGATGTTCGTGATTGATCACCGCCATCATGAAATAGTCGAACAGGGCTTGCCCGCGCCAGATGAGAAACGGGAGAAGCACTATCAGCGTCAAAGATCCAAGCCGTGCCCACTGCCACGCGATCGCCGTGGGCGCTGCCCTCCGCCGCAACGCTAGTGCGCTAGCTGCCAGAACAGACGTTCCCGTCAGTACGACGATCATGGCAAAGCCAACAGGCTTGGTGAACATGGCCAGGCAGACCAGCGCGACGATCAATGTGATGTCGCGCCACGTCCATCGCTCAATTTGAGAGGTGCAGATCAAATAGGCTGCGCCTGCTAACGCCATGCCCATGAGAAGGTCGGGGTGATATGCCGCCACCGTCAACTCAAACCAGTAGGTTGCCCCTACAGCTGCCGATAGAGCTATCTGGACCGCGACGGGCCATCTATCCGCAAGCAGGTACCACAGGCCTATAAAAGAAAGCGCGCTGAACGCGTACGGCGCCCAAATCGCGTAGTTGAGCAGCAGATAAGCCACCATGGCCAGAAACGTTGTGAACGGGCCGTGCGGCGGGTTTTGTGCAATAGATGCCAGCGTTCCGAACAACCCGCCGTTGTCCCAGGCTTTGGCGTATGTCAGGCCAGCCGTTAGGTACACGGCGTCGTCGTAGATACCAGGAAGCGCCAACCGACCGTCGATTGAGCTCTGGTACAGAAGGCTCGCGGCCCTCCATCCCAGCAGAGCGCCAGGAACGAATAGCAGAACCCGACGTACTGCCGAGCGTTTGCTTGAGTGTGAATCGGTCATGATGCCCCGGAAGAATGCGGCGACAACAAGCCATATGCGACTGCTGGTGGCAATGCTTTGATACTGCGGGCGTAACTAAGCGTGTGCCTGCCAGATGGCCATTTCGATCGCCTCTTCTTCGGTGGCGGCGCGGCTTTCCCAAGCGCCGTTTTTCCAACGCCGCATGCGAAACTGCATCGCCTCCCGATCGCGGTAAGTGGTCCATTCGCGAGGGGCAAACGTCTCGTTCCAGAGGTGAATGAGTTTGCTGATCATCGGGCGTTAATATCACAATCAGCTTGGGCGAAAAAGCCGCCCATCGTTCCTCGATTGGGATACGCGGCGGCCAAGGAAGGCTCCATTCGGCGAAACAGAGCCTTCCTCTGCCGGCAGAGTTCAGGGCCTGCTGACTACGGCATGGGACAGCCCTGAGCGCTTTTCTTCAACGATGTGAATAGCTGGTCGTCCAGTAACTTAGCGATCTTGCCACAGGAAATTTCGCCTCGGGGCCCGGCGGAAAAGAAGAAGGCCCCGGAGCAACACCGAGGCCTTCTCACCCTGAGAGTCAGGACAATACAACAGGAGCCGGATGTCCTGACCAGTCTCCAATGGTCGCCCGAGTGAATGGTTCGATCACGACTGCGATCCAGAGGACGACGGTTCCACTTCCACCCAGAGCGGACGGTAGAGCCTGACCATGTTGGTTTGGCCTGCGCTGTCCTGCCAATAGACCCGGCAAAATAGTCGGGTGCGGTTCTGTCCGCCCCGAACACCCTTTTCGCCTAATGCTCGCAACGCCGCCTCTTCAGGTGATCGAGCATCGACAATGTGCTCTGGCTCGATGACGCCTGAGCGTAAATCAATGACGCGAAATTTGCCCAAGAAGACTCCTTTTTGCTTCCGTCGCTACCGGGGGCGTCTGATCCGCGCTTTAACATAGGTTAGTCGGCCTCGCTTCTGCGGGGCCTTTTCTTTTCCATCATCACAGGAGGCCGATATGGCCAAAGGCAACTTTCAGCCAGCGCTGAAAGACGTGCTCGTGCACGAGGGTGGCTATACCGCCGACCCAAGGGACCCGGGCAATTGGACAGGCGGCAAGCGCGGCGCCGGCGTGCTCAAGGGGACGAAAAAGGGTATCTCAGCCGCAGCATTCCCGCACCTCGATATCAAGGCCCTGAACGACAACCAGATCGCCGACATCTATCACGGCAAGTACTGGGTTCCGATCCGTGGCGATGAACTGCCTGCGGGTGTCGACCTGTCCACCTGGGACTATGGCGTCAATTCTGGCGTGTCGCGATCGGCAAAGGATCTGCAACGCGTGCTCGGCGTCACCGTCGATGGGCGCATCGGTCCCGCAACCATCTTGGCAGCGAAGGCCGCCAGCCCGCGCGCCGTCATCAAGGGCCACTGCGCCAAGCGGCTGGGCTTCCTCCAGTCCTTGGCCATCTGGCAGACCTATAAGAACGGCTGGGGCCGCCGCGTGGCGGGGGTCGAGGCTAAAGCGCTGTCTTGGGTCAGCACCAAGGCGCAGCTCGAACAGGACGCCAAGGATGCCGCGGGTAAGGCTGTCGGTCAGGGCGGCGGCGCAGCGGTCACCGTCGGCACCGGAACTGCCGATCAGGTCAACGGTCTCTCCGGTCTGCCCATCGGTTTCGTCATCGCTGGCGTCGTCATCGTCGCCGGCATCTTCATCATCCGCACCGTCATCAATGCGCAGCGCGCTCAGGCGCTCTCTGCCGTGGCCAAGGAGGCCTAATTGAGCAAACTCTGGGAAACCCTCGTCCGCTGGCGCACATGGTTCGTCAACGTGGTCTTCGTCATCCTGTTGACGCCCGAGTTGCTGGTGGCGCTACTTGGCTTCGACTGGAGCAGCGTCATCCCGGCCCGCTTCATGCCGTACGTGACCCTTGCGGTGATCATCCTCAACGTCTGGATGCGGCCGCGGCCGGCGTCAGTCGCATCGGATCCTGAGGTCCAGGTGAAGATGGCGATCAGCGAGACCTCTGATCCATCGACGATCAAGGTCATCGAGAATGGCGAGACCAAGGCGGTGATCCGTGCTTAGGGCCATCCTCGACTGGCTCGGGGGCGGCGTCATCAAACAGTTCACCGGGCCGCTGCTGGCGGCCTACCAAGCGAAGCTCAACGCCCAGAATGACGCCGACCGGCTTGCTGCCGAGCAGGTGATCGCCAAGCTCGAGGCGGCGCGTGACATTGCCGTCATCGAAGCGGGCAGGGCGTGGTCGGCAACTTCCGTTGGCCGGTGGCTCATCGTCGTCCCCTTCGGCCTCTGGTGGGCTGCGATCTATCTCGTTCAGATCATCAACCCATGGTTCGGTCTCGACCTGGTTGTTATCGACGTGCCCGCCCGAATTCATGACATGGCTCTGGTGTTGGTCCCGGCCATCGTCATTGCCGATGCTGGCGCCTTCGCGGCGCGCGCAATTGGGAGGCGCTGATGTTTATCCGCGTCGTCACCGGCATTCAGCGGCATTTCCCCGAGCGCGTTCTCGAATGGGTCATGGCCGTAAACATCGTGTGGTGGGGCTCGCGCCTCACGGCACCGTCTGTCCAATGGTCGAACACAGACGCTTGGGCCTTCATGCTGTCCCTCGGGCCATCCGAGGAAGCGTGGGGCTGGATATGTGTCGCCATCGGCACCCTCAGACTGCTGGCGCTGATCGTCAACGGCACCTTTGCCGACACCTGGTACTCGGCGGTTTCGCCATGGGTGAGGGGTGGGACTGCTGGCCTCGGCGCCATCGTCTGGTTCGTCGTCTACCTTTCCGTCAGCGCCGCCAACACGTCGGGCGCAGGAATATATCAGTTGCCTCTCGTCTTGGACCTTTGGTGCTCGCTGCACGTCCTATTCACGATCGGTAGAGCCTCCAAAGGTGCGGCCCGCAATGTTGGACTTTCTTGACCAAATACCTGTCGAGTGGCGCCCTTTGGCGCTCGTGGTCTTTATCGTGGTCGGCGCCGGGGGCGCGGCCCTGAGCTATCTGCGCGGTAAGAAGGCTGGCCCGGAAGCGCCTAAGGTTCAGGAGTTTTACGCGGCTGGCGCGCTCCATGACATGGGGCCGGTCAAAGAGCTGGTCGAAGGGGTAGGGCTCCTCGTACAGCAGCAGATCAAGGCCAACATTCATGCTGAGGCGACGGCGAAGGCTATCAACCGCCTGGCCAACACCATCGACGGCCAGATCGAGGAAGAGCGGCGGGAGAAGGAAATCGCCGAAGAGGTCCAGCGCCAGTTGAAGGATCGCGGCTAAGCGCCGGAACTGATTCGCGTCCTGCTCATTGAGTCGGCCATGTACCAGAGTTTGCCATGGCCGCGCTGACGCCGGCCCCCAGCACAAAGCGGCGATCCCGCACAGACTCTGAATCTACCCTCATCCTACCGAAGTTCATCCCGACCATGCAGCCGACGCTTGTCGATGAACCGCCGGACGGCGGCGAATGGCTGCATGAGATCAAGTACGACGGCAACCGCACTCAGCTAGCCATTGGCGGCGGCGAGGTCCGTGCCTACACGCGCAACGGTCATGACTGGACCGAGAAATATTCGCGCATCGTTGCGGGCGCCGCTCGCATAGACTGCCGATCTGCGCTGATTGATGGCGAGGTGTGTGTTCAGAACGAGCATGGGGTCACCGACTTCGGCGCTCTACGCAGTGCCATGACCAAGACGCCGGAGCGGCTGATCTTCTTCGCCTTCGACCTGTTGCACCTCAATGGCGTCGACATGCGCCGTAAGCCACTGGAAGAACGCCGCGCCCATCTTCGCTGGATTCTAGAAGGCACTCATAGCCAGATCCACATGTCCGACGAGTACGATGGGGACGGCGCTGACTTCTTCAAGCTGGTCGATCAGATGGGTCTTGAGGGAATTGTCTCGAAGCGTAAGGGCAGCCTCTATGTCTCCGGGGCGACGAGATCGTGGCTCAAGATCAAGGCTTGGCACACCGAGACGTTCGACGTCATAGGCGTCGATAAGGACCGAGACGGCGTTCCCTACGCCCTGTTGGCCGATGGCGTGGGCTATCGCGGCGCAGCCTTTGTATCGCTGCCAAAGTCATTGCGTGATGTGTTCTGGCGCTATGTGGAGCTCAGCGGCGTATCGCAGCCGCCGATCGTTGGGACTGGCCGCAAGACCGCCACATGGTTACGGCCGGGAATGCGGGCCACGGTTCGGCACCTCAAAGGCAGCGACAAGCTCCGGCACGCGACCGTTCAGGCCATCGAGATCGACAAGTGATTTGTCGCCGCCTTGTTCTCCATGCGTTCTCGCTGTAGCAGTTGGAGCCTCTGCGGAGGTTTCCATGCAGCTCCGGAACATGCTTGAGCACGGCTTCAGGCTGAATGTCTACTGCGAGGCGCGTGATCCCGAGACCGGCCAGCCCTGCTATCACAACGCCGAAATCTCGGTGTCGTCGCTGATCCAGCGTTTCGGCTGGGAGTTTGAGATTTCCTCACGCCACAAATGGTTCTTGAGGCAATTCGTCTGTGCCAGATGCGGAGCGCGAGAAGCGACCGTCAGAATACAGAACCCGCCGCACATTCCGGATCGGTCGACGCGATGGATATGGTAGCCCGCCGCAGAGCGAACCAAGAACGGAAACGTCTAACCCCCGGCTGGAGGCGTCTAACCGTTCTCGAATGTTCTGGTGGGAAATCGGAGCGAAGCTCAACGATATCAACGACTATTGCCTGGCAGGGGCTGGGGGACTCGAACCCACGACCCTCGGTTTTGGAGGAGTAGGGCAAATCCCGGTTTTGTTGGGGTCTGCCGAAATCCGGAGCGTCTAACCTTGCCCGTTTTCGGCGGAACGAACCGGGAAGGTGTCTAACCCGACAACAGTGCTTTGGCCAGCGTTTCGATAGGCCATTTGCACGGCGTCGGTCATATCCTTGAGCATGCCGCGGCGCTTGGCCCGGCGCTGATAATGCTCGGTCATGGTCTCGCTGCCATGGCCCAAGAGATGCTTCACCTGCTGCGGCTCATATCCGCACTCAGCGAGAACGGTTGCCACGCCATGCCGCGCGCCATGGAACGTGATGCCGGGGCCGACCTTCTTGGCCTCCTCAACTTCGTCGCGCCATTTCCCCCATGAAGTCCTGAAGCCATCCGAGGTCCATGCCTTGCCACGCGTGTTGACGAACATCGTCATCACCAGGTCTTGGATATCCTCGCGAGAGTTCTTCGCGTCCGCCTTTCGGCGCCGCTCGTCCCATAGCGCCTCTCGCCACGCGTTGTAGCGCTTCAGGATTGCCCAGAGATCATCACAGACGGGCAATTCGAGCGCCCGGCGGGTCTTGCTCGTCGTGAGGCTCAAAAGCCGCTCAGTGATCGCCCCCTTGGACATCTTGATGATGTCGCCTTCGCGTAGGCCCAGATACGCAGCCATGGCGATCGGGGCCGCGAGATGGATGGGCGCGGCGAGGAGGTTGATGGCTTCCTCAGGCGTCCACGGTCGGTTCGCATCTGGCAAGTCTGCCGGTCGGGCCACATTCGAGATGTCGGCCGTGGGATTGGACTGGACGTGGCCATATTCGACGCCGAAGGCAAAGACCTTGCCTAGGCTGACGAGCATCTGGTTGGCGAACTTGAAGCCGTGCGCCTCGGCTGCGGCGTCGCGCAGGCCGGCGATCAGGGGCGGCGTGAAGCGCGTCAGGGCATGGTTGAGGGTGTCGCCCATGATGTCGAATACGCGCTGGTAGTCCTGCCGCGTGCGGTCGCGCAGGCCTTTCCAGTGGGCTGACTTCTCTTGGTATTCAGTGAGCAGCACTCGGAGCGTGCCGGCGCGCATGGCGTGGGGCTTGTAAAGGGCATCGAGGCGGGCGACTTCGGCAGCCAGTTGGGCGCCGGTCAGGCTAGGGTCGATGGCCACCTGCGGACAGCCCTTGCGACGGTAGTAGCGCCTGAGCTTACCGTGCCGGTCGGTGTATTGCTTTATGCCCACGATCTTTACCAGCACGGAAGGCGGCTCCGATGATGTCGCTATCATCAGATGCCGATGATTGGGTCATTGTGTCTAGCCATTCGTCGAGGCGGACACGGTCATAGCGGACGCAGTTGCCGTAATTCACAGGCGGGACATGCGGTCGGGCGGCGGATTCGAAGCGTGCTGTAGAGGTGAAGCCGCAATAGCTCGCGGCCTCGTCCTTACTCAACATGCGCTTTGGTGGAGCAGACAGCCTCATTGCGTCACCATCGGGCCGCCGTGTTCCGTCTGCGTCACGAAATCGTCGATCATCGCGCCAAGCATCTGACGCACCTCTGATCGATCTTTGGCAGCCGCCCAGCACAAGCGCACCGCAACAGCCTGGGCGGCCATGACCATGTGGGCAGCGTTGACGTCTTCTTCTTCAGCGAGCTCGTCGAGGAGGCCCATGATCTCTTGGACGATACCTTCGATGATTTCTTTCTCGTCCATGCTACGGCTCCATTGGCGCCGGCAGCAGCTTCGCCGCTTGGATGTGTTCGAGAACCGGCCTGCCATCGGCCGCGAGCATGTAGGGCAGGAAAACCCCAGCGAACGAGAGCACGCCGGTTTCCACGGCGGTGATCTGTCCCTTGACCCAATCCCGCAGGACCGAGTTGACGGCGATCAGGCCCTTGTCGAGCGCGGCTTGCTCGTATTCAGCGCGCGTTGAGCGGCGCTGCGGGCTCCACGGCTCCGCCTTTAGGAACATCGCGGCCCAGCCTTTGGCCGATGCGCGCAACTGGACGCTGTTGCCGCGATGCGAGAACGCAAGCAGGACTTCATGCTTCTCGTAATCATCCATGAAGCCAACATTGCTGCAGCCGAACCGGCGCAGGATGTTGGTGATCTCGGTTCGAGCCGCTACGCCGCTGGTGGCGTTGGCATAGGGTATGCTGGCCTTAGCCATTGTGAGGTTCCTTCTGCCTGAACGGGCGGGATTGCATCTTGCGGCCTTGCGGGAATGCGCGGCTGCCATTGATCTTGGCCCGCTCTGCCTTTGGCTTCCTCGGTTTTACCGGAGCCTCATGGGCGGGCTTTTGCTTGTCTTGGGGCACGGACACCAGACCGGACAGAACAAGCCCCACCAGCGTCTCGCAAAGTGCCCTGAGCGCATCCCCGACATACTTCGATCGGTCTTTCCCGGTGTCATATGCGGCATGACATGATGAGCAAGCCGGGAACCCCAGAATGTCATGGGTCTTCATGCCCATGCCCTTGCCGAACCCGTTGAGATGCGCCCACACGGTAGTGGCCGGATCATTGTTGCAGATGCCGGGCAGGCGAAGCGCGCATGGCGCGCCGCGTGCGCTGTCGATAACCTTTTGAGAACGGATCATCCTTCCCTCCCAATCAGGTCGAGTTGGCCGTTCTTCTCGTGGCGGGTGATCGCTGCGTTGACCTGCCGACTCCGCGCGTCGTGCCGGTTGTGGCAGAGCTGGCACCAGAAGCGGAGGTTCTCGTCGCTGTGGTCATCAAGCTTGCCGTCCACATGCGCGACCGTGCAGACGATCTTGACGATGCGTCGGGCAAGGCCGCCTTCGCACATTGAGGTGTCGCCGGGCTTCGGCCATTCCAGTCCCAAGAGCTTTTGGCCAACAGGCAGGGCCTTATGCCAGGCGCCGTTCACTCCGCGCCCGCCGAGAGCATGGTTCTGCACGCCGCATTCCTCGCAGCAGTTCCCGGCGCGTGCCCGGATGCGATCGCGGATTGCGAGCCATTCGGGAGAACGGATCGAGCCGCCAGGATACTTGGCCATGTTCTCGGGGCGGATCGGCATCAGCGCTTCCTCCGCACAACGATCTTCGGCAGCACCTTCGCCATAGGGCGTCGCTGGGCGAGGAGAGCCTTCGCCTGCGCCATTGTCACGGCCAGGCCCATTTCGACAGCCGGTGAGCAGCGCTGCGGGTTTGTGGTGGCGACGATCAGCATTGATCAGTCCACCTGCGGACTGAAGGGAATGTCGTCGTCGAGACCGCCAGCGCCGCTATATCCGCCAGCGTTTTGGGATTGCCCGCCGCCACTGCCGGCGTCGCGAGATGGTTGGCGTTCGCCGTCATCACCGCGCGGGTCGAGCGACTGGATGCTGTGCCCGAAACCTTGGATGACGATTTCGGTCGAATATCTGTCCGCGCCAGACTGGTCCTGCCACTTGCGCGTCTGCAACGGGCCTTCGAGATAGACCTTGCTGCCCTTGCGCAGATACTGCTCGGCGAACTTCGCAGCGCCTTCCTGGAAGATTACGACGCGATGCCATTCGGTCTTTTCGCGCTGCTCGCCGGTATTGCGATCCTTCCAACGTTCGCTGGTCGCGACAGAAAGATTCACGACCTTGCCGCCACTGGGAAGGTTCCGGACTTCGGGGTCTTGCCCGAGGTTGCCGACGAGAATGACCTTGTTCACGCTGCTCATTGGGCGTCTCCCGACGCATCGGGGCCGCGGCGCAACCACCAGTTGGCGGTGAACTTCACGTCGGAATCCATGTCGGACTTGTCGACGATCCACGACAGGTAGCCGCGATCGGTCTGCGCGACCTCCTTGAAGCTCTTGCCGCGGTACTTGCCGAAATTCATTCGCGGCAAGAAGCCGGGCTCCTTGCTGATCTCGACCAGCCGCTCGACAGGGCGAAGCTCAAGGAGACGCTGAAAGATGTGAGCCGTGACATAGGCGTCGGGCAGGGCGCGGTGCGGCGGCATTGCTTGCGCTGGGTCCAGGTCGAGGCCCAACCAGTACCGCAGGGTTTGATTGTTGTGGCCCGGCGCTTCGGGCCATGCCCGATAAGCGCACTTCAGCGTGCAAATCCAAGGCTGCGGCCGCTTCGAATAGAAGTGCTGTTCGAAGGCGGCGTTGTGCGCCACGTAGATGTCGTCTTCAGCAAGACCGCCTGCCAAGGTCTTCGTCATCTCGACGTGCCCCGGCGCGTCTTCGAAGTCAGCGGCCACGAAGTGGTGGACCGCTGATGTCTCGGGAGGAATCGCGCCCATTGGCTTGCGCAGGCCCTGCCGGGCGCTGCCATCGATGATGAAGCGTCCAGCCAGGTCTACGTCGACGAAACCATATTCGATGATTTCGGCGGCTTCGTTTTCGGGGAAGCCAGTGGTTTCGAAGTCCAGCACGCGCGCAATCAGGGCCATTATTCGTCTCCCTCTGTCGGAAGGTCACCGGGGAAGTCATCCCTCGGCGCCTTGCTCTTCACCACCACCCCAGAGGCCGTGACGATCTCGTCATAGCTGGCGGCGATGATGCTGTGCCCGCGCGGCCCGCCCTTCTTGCCGTGCAGCTCGTCGGGGATGACGAGTGCGCCTGAGAGATTTGTGGAGAAGCCTTCGGGCAGCACGCCCATCTTAAGAGCGGCAGCGGTTTCGTCTGCGCTGTTCCAGTCGACGAATGACGGGTCCAGCGGCTCCTCTACAGTGTCCGCAGGCGAGACTTCCGCCAGCACTTCACCGTCTGCGTTCGATGGCTGGTCTTGGGCCTCCTGAGCCTCCCCGAGCGCCCCTTCAACGGATTGAGCGCTGAAGCCACCACCATTGTTCTGCAATCGCGCAGCAAGCCCCGTTCCTGCCGGCGGCGTCACGTCCTTGATCTGCTCCGCTTCATCGCGGTCATAGACGCCAAGGATGACTTCCGGGCAGTGACGGCGTGCCCAGGAGCGCGCGGCGAAATAGCCGAGCTGCTGCTTCGGGTCGGACTTCCAGAGAGGAGAGTTCTTAACCGTGATGCTGCCGATTGTCGGCGTCTCATAGACGCATTCGGTATCGTCGAGATTACCGATTACGCGGCAGAAGAGATTGGCGCCTTCGCCCTCGTATTCATAGCGCAGACGCCCCTTGATGCCGGACCGCGTGTTGACCACGGCAGCGATGAGCTGCGCCTCGTAGGCGATCATGCCGCTGACCGAATAGGACTTCGATGCGACGGCGAAAGGATTCATCTGCCAGTCGAGTGCCTGCAGCGCCACGGCCATGCAGGCGCCGGGGTTACCGCGCAAGTGCTTGGGTAGAGCGATATCGGCCCGGCTCATGAGGTCGGCAAACTTCACCACCTCGCCAAGGTTCTGCGGCGCGATTCGAGATCCGCTGCCTTCGCGCGCCATGCCGACCGAAGCCAGCGACGTGCTCTGCTGATTGTTGGGTGCCAACTGGTTCACTGGGCAAGCTCCGCTTCAAGGGTATCGAGGTGTCGGTCGATTGCTTCGCGACCGTAGGAGGGCAGGGAGAGGCGCTGCGCGTCGGCCTGACGAGCCGTCGGGCCAGGCCAGACACCGGTGGAGAGGCAGCGTTCGAAGATGGAGAGGGCGGCGAAGGTAGAGCGCTCGCCCAGCACGATGTCGGCATCGTCCAGCGTCTTGATCGCGACTGAGTGGACATTCGTCGTGTCGACGAAGACCAGATGAAAGCCTTCCATGTTTCGGTCGAGGACGCGCTTTGCACCCATGCCAATTACAGCGCCCTGCACGTGGTAGCCGTGATCGAGCACCGTGTTGGCCAAGCTGTGATCCGTCACGCCTGACACGCCGCGGGGCGAAACTGTCTTGAGGTCCGCGAAGTCATTGCTGTCGCCGGGAATGGCGTCAGGACGGGCCTTCACCCAGACATCGCCAACCTTGAAGATCAGAGACCGCTCGATCTCGCCCGACAGTACGCCGCCTTGGGCGACGAGCGGGGTGTTAGCAAGGCCGCAGTTGGTCATGCCCCTTTGCCACGGCAGAAGGCCGGCCATGCCCTTGATCTTCTCGATCTGGGCTGGCGTCAGGACGGTGATGCCGGCGTCGGCCTGCGCCTTCAGCCACTCGATGCAGCTCTTGTTGTTGCCGTTCCAAACGCGGCCGTCCGGAGCTTCTTCAGGACGGATCACGAAGTGCTTGGCAAAGTCGCGCTCACCCAGCAACAGGTGGTGGGCCGCGCGACCGAGGATGAAGGCTTCCTTGTCGTCCTGCTCCACGCGGTTCGGGTTGAGCGACGAAGTGCGCCAGTATTCAGCCGGGCTCCGCAGCAGCGCGCGTATGCCGCTCGAGCTGATTGACGGGCCGTCGCAGCATTGCTGATGGTACCACTCGATCGGCATGTCGTAGACGCCGGGCTCGGTGATGATTTCGCCTGGTTCAATCGTGATGGCTTTCACTCTGCTGCCTCCATGGTCCGACCCTCGACCGCCACTCGGGCGTCGCTGTCGCTATCGGGATCGATGTCAAAGCCCAGCCGATTAGCGATTGCACCGAAGCGGAGGGCTAGCGTGGCGATTGCGCCGACCTGCTGGAACGAGCCGTCGGAGGTAGCTGCAAGCGCAACAGCAGCGGCCTCGACGTCACGAGCCAACTGCTCGGTGCCATTCCAGCGACCGGGCCGCTCGGGATGGATGGTCACTCCCATGCCGTTCGAGATGCGGAGGAGCGCCACGCGCGCTTCCTCCTCAGCTTCGGCGTTGTCGTGGTCTGCGGAGCGAGCATCACAGGCACGACGCAGGGAGCGGGAGTAGGTCAGGACGGTGATGAGGTCGAACATCAGTTGCCCTCCGCCTTGGAGATGGCAGCGACGACCATGTCGCGCATCTTGCGGTCTTCGATGCTGGCGTGCGGATAGGCGGCTTCGGAAACACAGCGGGTCTCGACGTAGCGGAGAGCTACCAGCATTTCGTCGGCCACATCGCCGCGCAGGTATTCGGTCGTGCCGCCATAGCGCTCTTCGTCCCAGCCACCAGCGAGGCGTCGTGCGCCGTCTGGGAGCGTCTGTCGAAATCCATGGACCTTGGCGTGAATGCGGAGGGGATTGCTCATGGCTTACTCCGCGGCCATCAGAGCGCGATCACACGCACCGAAGAACTCGGCACGGCGCTCGTCGCTGGACACGCCCAGCGCATCGGCTACGGCTGCGGCACAGCCATCCTCGACCAGACGCCGGTTGTTCTCGACCTCGGCCAGCGCTTCCCATTCCTCGGCCGTCACAGCGGCGCGAGAGCGCATCCAGCGGGGCTGCGAATTGGCTATGGCGTATTCCACGCTTTCACCGACGCGGACGTAGTGCGTGTCCAGTGCATCCCAGCCCGCACGGTCATCGGTGCAGTAGGTGACCAGATAGCCCTCGCCATCGAACTCGACGCCATAGACCTCGGCAGAGCCGAAGTCGGGCACCATGATCTCGTTGCCAGAGGTAAGGCGTTCGATAGGGATCAGGAAGTTGGTGGTCATGGTCTCTTGCTCCGGTTGGGCAATGACTGGGTGAGGGGGGGTTATCGAGCGCGGTGCCACTCAAGGTCAGACTTGACCCGCGCCAGTTCCTTTTCGAGGTCGGCAATGCGGCCGTCCTTGATCGGGTCGCTGTGCAGTTTGGCGAGGGTTTCGCGGACCTTCTGGCCGTCGCTGTAGGGCGTTTCGATGTACTTCTGGTTGGCCCACTTATGCCCGCCGATAAGGGCGTTCACGGTGTCCTCAACCATGCGGCGCATCGTGCCTTGGAGGTTCTGCTCGGCATCGCTGAGCAGGTGATCTCGGAAGGCGTCGTTGACGCGCTCTTGGATGGTATCGAGCAGCGGTTTGACGATTTCGGTCGCCAGCTTCTCGGCATGTTCTTCCTGCCAGTGGGAAAGGAATGCCTCAGCGGCATCGCGGGCAGCGAAGTATTCAGCGCCCAGGCCGGGATGGGCTTCGGCAGCTTCCGTGTGTTCCGCGCTGTATGTCATCGCCGTCTCCATCGGGGTATCGAGGAGATCGGCTTGCGCTTCTTCGTCCTCGGTTGATGGAGCTATTGAAAGCATAACTTTCAGAACACTGCAAGCAAAAAGAAAGCGGCACTTTCAATTTTCGCTTGACGCAACCTTTCACGCACGCGTATACGCGGTAACTATAATGGGGTGATCAGTGAGGAGTAGACGCGAAGCGGCTACGACGAACGGGTGATAGAAACACCCTCTTACTGGCATCGAGGAAGCGCGCCGCTAGGCGCAGCGCTTCACGGAGTTCAAGGTTCTATAACCACTGAACTCTTAGCGTGTTGAGATGTCTGTATAGGGCAATACGCGCGAGGCTTCACACAGCCATCGAGGCCGTGGATAGATAGGCCGGCGAAGCGATTATTGTGTGCCGGGAAGTGGAATCCCGCCGGGTTCCGAGGCGGTTTTGCCGGGCAGGGTGATCGAGAACGTGCCGGTTTCTCCGACATAAGGGCCGCACATCATCGCCGCCCTGTAGGCGGCGCGAGCGATCCCATAGCCCTCTTCGGTATCGGGGGTGTACCTCGTCACCTCGACAGACGTCACCTGTCCTGCGGCAACAGAGATTTCCAGATCCACCGACGCATCGATGGAGAACTGGTCGGGCGTCAGGTTGAAGCAATTGCGCACCTGGTCGGCCTCAATGCCCAGAGAAGGCGAACATGCGGCTATGATCAGAAACGCTGTCGTTACGCTTCGAGTGGTAAATGTTCTCATCGATTGATCTCCTCGAAGCCTATTCCATTTCGGGCACTTCGCCCTGTTGGAACAGGATTACGGGTTCCCCGAACTCTCCGTTGACGAGATCGGCCGAACGCCACCAGGCGATGGCACCAGCATACTTTCCAGAGCCCCAGAGCATTGCTGCCTGCTGCTTGGCTGCGCTCTCGGATTGAGCTTCACGGGCCTCAAATGCTGGCTGTAGCTCGCCTTCTTCGTCTCGGACGAAGGCCAGGTAAACGATGAGCTTTGTAGGCTTCTCGCTCACGAAACTATCTCCGGCCCAGGTGCCAGGTTATCCGGCCGAAGATGCGGACCTCGGCTAGAGGTGCTTCGAAGCTCTTATAGGCCTTGTTGTCGGAGCTGATTTCGACGCGCGGCGGATCGCTGAAGGGGATGCGCTGAAGCCGTTTTATCTGCGGCGGGCTATGCCCATCGCTCCACATGTAAACCCCGTCCACGCTCATCTCTTGGCTCAGGTCGACCACAACGCGGTCGCCGGGCAGGTAGGACGAAACCATGGAATCGCCGGTCACTTCGGCAACGATCGAATGGTTCGGGCTTGTGCCGGCATAATGCAGGAAGCTCTCGGGGAAGAGCCATTCGTCCACGATACGATGGCCAGAGTAGGCATGGCCCTTGTGCTCGAGCACGAGGATATCGCCCACAGAACCTTCGCCGGCGCCGACCTTGAGATCCAGTTCCGGCAATGCGCCAGGCTGGCGCGGCGTCCACATCTCGCGGGTATACGCCTCGCCCTCAAACTCTGTCTCTGGCTTCCAGTCCTCGTCGGGATCGAAGGTTGAATACGCCTTGGGCGCATTGTCCTTGAAAACTTCTGTTCCGAGGATGTCGTCGCGATCCGGCGCGTCGCCTTTCCCGTTCATCAGCCAATCCAGGCTCACGCGCCACTCTTTCGCGATGGCGAGGAGGTTGTCTTTGCCGATGTCCTTGTCCAGTTCCCAATTGCCCACGGCGCCGCGGGACACGCCCAGCGCTTTGC